TCATTGAGCCAGTTCCGGCACGCTCGCGACGACATGCCGCACCGGCGCGGGCCGGACGGTATCGGTGCGCCGCGGTGTAGCCGGCCGCACAGCTGGTGCAACCGTCATCGGCAGGAACAGCGTCTGGTCGATGCTCGGCCCTCGCCTCTTCACGAACCCGATGTCGAGCCCGCCGGGTGCCGGGCGCAGGCTGAGCCGCAGCGGTGCGACCGATGCATCCTGGGCTGCGGCGACCGGCCGGAACACGAAGCACAGTGTCTCGCCGGCCTGGGCCGCCAGGTGCAGCCGGCGCAATGCCTCCGGCCGCGCATGAGCCTGCCACATCAGCAGTGCGCCGCAGCTCCCGCTGCGCAGCACCTGCTCGGCCGCCCAAAGCGTATCCGCGGTGGACTTGGCGCGCAGCCAGATCAGGTTTGCCGGCGCCAAGCCCAGGCCGGCGAGCGCAATGGCCTGCGGTGCGTGCGGCGGCTCGAGCATGACGATGCGCCGCTTGGCGACCTTCGACAGGGCCGGCGCCAGCAGGCGCAGCTCGCCAATGCCCGGCTGCTGCGTGAGCAACTCTGTCAGCGCACCGGTCGGCCAGCCACCGCCGGGCAGCTGCATCGACAGCGCCGGGTGCCCGGTGTCCACGCACCGCGTGACCGCGCGGCCCAGCTGCGACGCGCGCCAGAGCGCCGGATGGAGAGCTTCGGGATTGGAGACGAGCGATTGGCTATTCATGATGTCGCATGGAAATACTGTATGTTTATACAGTATCGTTAACTTCATCTTTTGACAAGCTTGATTTGCGTGCGTGGCGCGCCTGACCGGCCTCATCATGCCACCCGGCACGCTCGATAATCTGTCCAGATGAAACCACGCACCGACATCCTCACCGCCAGCCGGGTCGACCTGGTCCTGCTACTCCTGCCAATGCTGAGCAAGTCAGAAGCATTTTGTGCGCTACTGCAGAGTGGCGTGCCGCTCGAGGTGACGATGCGCGTTCTCGAGCTGCCGTACGAGCGCAGGCCAATGCCGCCGCCAGCAGCATCTCCAGAGTGACGATCAGTTGCGCGGCCAGGCCTGCACGGTCTTGGCGTGCCGCGCCGCGCACTCGGCGTACTGGCGCAGCAGGTTGATCGCCCAGGCCTGCCACACGTCGTAGTCGGCCGATTCGGGTTTCTCGACAGCCGGGCACGGTGCTGCCAGCGCACTATCGAGCGGCGGCCTGGTTGGCAGCGTCGATTGCGGCGTCGAGGTTGCGCACCCGCACAGGATCAGGGCGGCAATCAGCGGGAAGAGGCTTCGCATTGCGCAGCTCCTTGGTGAGCGCCGTAAGCTTTGGCGCGAGGGTGGACTGGATGCCGGCGTACTCGGTGGCGGCCTGGCGGATCGCCGAGGCATCGGCCTGCAGCGCGGACAGCGCGGCGCCGGCCTGCGCTGCGTGGTCTTGGGCGCGCGCGGCCTTCTCGCCCGCCAGCTCGGCGCCGAGCCGCCAGCCGTTGATGGCCCAGCCGGCGCCGAAGCCCAGCACCGCGGCGGCCAGCCCGGCGCCAACCGCGATGCGCAGCTTGTACGGCGCCAGGCGCGCCAGCAGGCCGGCGATCACGTCACGCTCCAGTACTCAGGCCAGTCCGGCAGGTCGACCGTTTGTCCGGCCAGCGCGTGGTCGCTATCGGTCAGGAACTGGATCCGGCCACCGGTCACGAACGAGTGACACAGTGGCGCATCGGGCGCGCCGCGGTCCATGTTGACGCCGACGGAAGGCGTGAACGTCGGGCGCTCAGCATCGCCGTTGTAGCCCCACGCGCCAGGACCCTTGACGCCGACGGCGTGCGGCCGTTCGCAGCCAGGGCAGAAGAACAGCGTGTAGCCGCTCTCGCCCATCCACAGTTTCGAGCTGACGCGCTTCATGCCCTCGCCCCGTTCGGCAGCACATCATACTGGGCCATGTTCCGGCCGCGCATCACCGCCTTCAGGCTGTTGGCATAGTTCGAATCCGTGGCGTAACCGGCCGCCTGGAGGGCGTCCGCCCACTCGGGGCCGGTCTTGAGATTGAAGCATCCCGCGTAGCGCTTGTTCTGCTTAAGGAAAAGCCCACGGTCGATCACTGCGTCTGCCCAAGAGTTGTAGGCGCGGAAGGTGCCTAGCATCTTGACCTTCCTGCCGTTGATCTCCTCGGTCGTCATGAAAGTGGCGGTTCGCCCCTTCCACGATTTGTCAGCCTTGATGCCAAACAGGTTGTTGCCCATCACATCCTTACCCCAGCCGGTTTCGAGAGCAGCCTGGGCAATGGTGATGGATGCGGGAATTCCGGTGGCGCGCTGGCAGGCCTGGGCGCCGGGCAGTATCTGGGCGATGAATTCGGCGGGTGTCATTGGCTCGACTCCTTCACTTGCGCGGCCGCGTGCGCGCGCTGCGCGGAGCGGACCAGGTTGAACACGACTACAGCGACGCCGACGGCCTTGTAGACGTTCGGCGGCAGGTACTGGGCCAGGGCCGGCAGGTTGTCGTTGACGGCTTGGATGATCTGGTCGGCGAACGGGAATGCGGCCAGCAGCACGGCGTTGAACCAGACGCCGGCCGAGCGTAGCCAGGCGCGGGCGCGGGCCATCATTGCTTTGCTCCCAGCTGCAGGCGCAGCGCAAGCTCCTCGCGCGCATCGCGCCGGCGCATGTAGAACCAGTTCAGGAAGAAGGTCGCCAGCGCGGTGACGATGCCGACGGCGATGCCCCACTGCGTCAAGGTGAGCGAGGACACGATCGCCACGATGGCGCCGGCGTAGCTCCCTGCTTCGGGTGCGGTTACTTGGATCATTTTTGCCTTTTCGGTGGGCGTAAAAAAACCCGCCGGAGCGGGTTGGAGGGGTTGCTGATGGCCGTTCGTGTTACCAGCCCTTTCGGGATGTCGACCATCTGCAGGTCGACCGGGCGCACGCGGCGCATGACGTCGGGATCGAACAGGCGCACGCCGCCGGCCAGCAGGATCGCGAAGACCAGGTCGGAGCACCACCAGCAACTGTCGTCCGACCACTCCTGGCTGTAGGTGAACGGAATGCCGACGGCGCCGAGCCAGTCGTAGCCCTTGCCGACCTGCGCCTCGGCGAACTCGCGCGCGGCATCGATGTCCGGTACCCACACTTGCATGTCGCGGTAGACGACGATCCCTTCCATCACCTGGTCGACCGTGCCGGCGCGACAGCCGTGCGTCATCGACGCCTCGTAGGCGCGACCCTCGATGATGGCGATCGCGTGCGAGAACTGGCGCGAGCCCGAGGCGACGCCGATGGCCAGCGACAGCGGGTTGTACGGCCAGCGGCTGGTGAGCCGGACCGTGATGTAGCCTGCACGTTTCATGCGGTTCCTTTCATCAGTTTCGAGAGGTTGGTGGTGAAGGTGGCCAGGACGGCGCGGGCGCCGGCGGCGTCGGCGGCGTGCCGGGCGTCCTCCATGTGCTTCAGGCGCAGCGCGCGGATCCCGCTCAGCAAGGTGCGGTACTGGTCGGCCTGGGCCACGATGCTGTCGGCGGCCTGCTGGTCGGTCATCTGCTCGCGCCATTTCGCCGCGGCCCAGCTGGCCACGTCGGGCGGCGCGTCGCCCAGGTAGCCGGCCGCCTGCCACTCGCGCGCCTGGGTCTCAGCCTGCATGTACTCCTCGGCCTTGGTGGTTTTTACCAGCACCGAAACGCGTGCCAGGTCAGCGGCGGTGTCGATCTCGTCCAGCACCTGCGCGGTGACGTCTTCCAGCGGCATCTTGTCGACCCATTCAAGTTTGCCGACGACCCTGTACAACGTGCATGTGTTTGACGGCGCGGATGACCAATCGATCGGCTCATCTAGCGGCATCATCTCGCCTTCGATCTGCGGAGCCCAGCCTTCAGTCGGCGGAGCCACATACGAAAAGCACCCGCGCACGGCGCCGTCTTCCATGACGTCGGCGTAATAACTAATCATGTTGGAGTTCCCATTGAGGCAGTGATTTCGGTCGAAAGGATGACTGTCCGTCCACCCTGATCACTCATGATGCAAGTCACCGAATACGACAAAGTGGTGTTCGAACCAGTGCCCACGACGCCGACAGATTTTCCGCTCGACGATTCCAGCCGCATGTATGCATTTGACGCAACACGGCCTGCTGGCGTGATAATCCATTGGTAGTTGATCGCCCCCGTTCCTCCAATCGCATTCGCAGTCAGAGAGCCGAAACCGACCAGAGAGCCGGCCGGACTTGGATTAGGAAAGCTGCCGCCTGCGCTGCCACCCAGGTAGCCGGTGAAGGCGTCCGTTGTCGAGTTGGCGATGTTGGCGTTCTTAATCTGGAGCGGATTAGGGTCGGACGGATCGAAGAGCAGCTTTGCGCCATTAGCGGCCACGATGCTGAATTTCGGCACACCACCGACGAAACCAAACCAGATGCCGGGATCGTTGTTGTAACTACTGGCCTGCAGCGAGAGTGATCCTCCGGCCGCAATGGAAACTGCGCCAAATGTACCGAATGCCGCAAGCAGTTTTCCAGCGTATGTCGGGTCGCCGGTGATGGGGACGATCACCTTGATGACGCCGCCCTGCACGCAATAGAGCCCCACTGGCGTCAGGTACACGCCATTGTCTGGCGTGCCTGCCAACAGGGTGCCGTTCGTGGCCAGCGTAACGGTTGCCGCCAACTGGCTTGGGCTGGTCTTGCTCAACCTGTCTGCGATCTGCTGGTTGATGCCCGGCAGAGCGTCGTAGGCGTTATATCCCAGCCAGGATCTATCCGCTACCGTTTGCGCGTCGGTATTGCCAACCATCGTTCCCGCAGGGGCGCCCACCGTCGCATAATCCTGCGGCTTCCCGAGTCCAGACGTACCAGCCCACGTTGAGGTGAGCGCTGCGGCATTGGCATCGGCCTTGCTCTTCGCCGTGAAGCTATTCAACAGGGCCTGGCGAGCGCTGTAATAGTTGGCGAATCGCGCATTGTATGTTGCGCGGTCGATCGAACTATCCGAGCTGTGATCCCCCCAGCCAGGAATGGACGATAAATAACTGCCGAGCTCGTAGTATCGACTTTCCCAATCCGAATACGGGACGCCGAGCCGATTTGCCTCGGCAACAATGCCCGCGTGCTCCAGGTAGATATCGTTATATTCCCGCTCCGCTGCACCCTTCTCGCTTCGATCCAGTCTGCCGTCGTCCGAAATACTTTGCACGCGCGCTAAGGCTGCATCGGCCTGATGCTGAGCGTCAGTCGCAGCTTTCGCAGCTGCATCGGCGGCAGCTTTCGCCGCATTGGCCAAGTCCTGCGCCTCCAGCGGGCTTGGCTTCCAAGGAGATCCAACGGTTTGACTCGGCAGGGCCGATGCCGAATACCACTGGGAAGTGAAGGTCTGCGGGTTGGCATTATCAGTTGTTGCCGCGCCGTGATACTGCCGCACCATCACGTAGGCCCGCTTCGCTCCAGCAGGCGCATTTGCGGTGACAACCGAACGGCTGGGCAAGGTTATGGAATCTACGTTCCAATACGAATTCAATACTGGGTTACCTGCGCTTTCATTGATATACCCGCCACTGGCATTCAGCCATACGATGATCGCTCGCGCCTCACAGCGGTGAGTGCTGAGCGTAACGCCGGCTTCGTACCGGGTGGTTTCCGCGACGTCAAAGGTCAGCGTGGAATACATGTCCAGACTGCTTCCTGCAGGCGGAATGCCACGGGCATGCATGAATACCACGCCCTTGCGGCCCGGCGAGTAGATGGCAAACTCGTTGTCCGGCGCGGAATAGACCGGGCCTTCGAAATCCACCCCGGATGACCCAGCACAGGTGAATGTGCTTGCGTCGCTCGGCAAAGTGTTCTTGCCAATAAGATTGGCGGCACCCAAACCAGCATCTAGGCCGGCTGTGGTTGCGGTGGTGGCCGCCGCGTCAATAGCTGTAGACAATCCTGCTGTGGCGCGGATGGCCAGTGTGCCATCGAGGACGACGTCGCCGCGCAGTCCGATCACCGTCTGCCCGTTCACGGTGCCGATGACGAATGGGTATTTCGCCGCTTGCCCCGGCAGGGCCACGGCAAACCGGTCGGCCAGGACGATGAAGCTGCTCTGCGGCACGCCGTTGATGGGCGTGCTGGCCAGCCCGTACCCGGACACATAGCCGTTGTTGTCGATCTTATTAACGATCTGCGCCCCGAGTCCGCCGATGGACTGGGCCTGGATTTCCAAGGTCGTCGTGTGGCCGTTGACGGTCGTGCTCAGCTGCTGGGTGCTCGACGCGATCGCGGCATCCGCTTCGGCCCGGCTGTACGTGTACTGCTGGACCCACGCCACGGTAGCGCCGGTGCCTTGGTTGAGGCTCGTGAATTCCGAGCGCAGCTGGGTCGCGGTCGCATTCAAGGCGCCGTCGGCGTCTGCCTTGCTGTAGCCGTACGACTGCGTGAAGGCCTTGGCCGCCGTCAGCGCGCCATCAGCCGCGCCATTGGCGTAGCCCTGATAGGCGGCCTGGATGTTGGTCCCGAACGCCGACAGCGAATCGTTGATGGTCTGCTGGCTGTAGGTGTACTGCTGGACGTAGGTCCGATTGTCGGTCGTAAGCTGCGAGATCGCGGCGATGCGCTGATCCGTCTCCGCCTTGACGCGGGCGGCCACGCTGCCGGCCGTGTCGGTACCGGCGTCGATCAGGCCAATACGCGAGCGCAAGCCAATGTCAAGCTGGTCGGTCGTGAGTTGACCCTCGAGGATCGCCTTCAGGTCGCCCGGGGTCAGGTTTGCCCCATCACCATCCACGCCGTCCTTGCCGTCCTTGAACTTGGAGATCGTGCACGGACCAGTATAGGTCTCGCCATTGACCACGGCACTCGCGATCACGGTTGCGCTCGTACCTACCATGTCGGCGCCGGCCAATGTAACGGTAGTCGCGGTTGCGCCGCTCAAGGTTCCGCCGGTGCAGTTAAACGTCAGCGGTGCATCGACGTCGATCCTGGTCGCGGTAAAGGTAATCGATGGCGGCGTGATCGCGCCATCGGCAGCCACGTGGAAGGCCGGGGCTGATGCCGTCAGCAGGATCTGGGCCGATGCCAGGTTGACCGTGCGCGCCGCGGCGCCGCGCAGCGTCACGTCGATGAAGTTGACTACAGTGGCCATGCGGCTCCTCAGATTGATCTGACGGTGATTTTCGATCCGTAGCGCATTGCGGCCTGCAGCGCGACCTCGGAATCACTCATTCGCTTTCCGAGCACGGTATGCGCGCGCTCCAGCTCGAGGTCGGCGTGGCCGGCAAACACGCTCACGAAGATCGGGTAAGCACGGCTCGCGCGCATGATGGCGCCGAACCTGGCTCGATCCGCCGGCGCCAGGGCACTGAGGTCGATGGAAACCTCTTTGCTGATTGTCGAAGCGCGGCTCAGCAGGTCGCCGGCAGCGGTGCTGTAATGCGTCACGCTGTCGACATCGGTGTACGAGGTGGCGGACACGCCGTAGGGTGGCGACCAGTACTCGCCGATCACCAGCTTTGACGCCTCGATGTAGCCCTGCAGGTTGTTCGTGTCGACCAGGTCAATGGCGAACGCCCGCCACTGGGTCGCCGGGAACCACGCGCGCGCGTACGCGCCGCCGCCGTAGGCGTACGCACTGGCCGACTGCGCCGCGGTCCAGCCCTCCAGCTGGATCGCCGGCGCAGGGCAGGCGGGCACGGCGCCGGTATCGCAGTCGTAGCTCTGCCAGGCATCGATGTACCCGGCTGGCCGGACGCCCGCCGTTGTCCCGCTGGGGAAATAGGAGGACAACGCGCCGCTTTCTACCTGCGCGCCGAAGATGTGCACGACGTCGCCGGCCGCCGCCACGTCCGGCGCATCGACGCGCACCCGGTAGCTGCCGCCGGTCGTGACAGTGCAGGTCGCGGTATAGCGCACCCAGCCACCCGCCAGTGGCCGCGCGTCGACGGCCGGCGCGAAGCCGGCCAGATTGCCGATGTTCCAGAACCAGACGTTCGGCGCTTTGCCGACTGCTCCACCCACACCCTTCAGGAAGATCGAGAAGGTGTAGGCGCCAGGCGCCAGCGTCAGCGCCTTGTCGAGATACGGGTCGGAGCCGGTCGACGTCATGGCGAACGCGTTGTTCGTGCCGTCCGGTGCCGCGATGCCGCCGGCGAGGCTCAAGCCGATCTTCTCCCAACTGGAATCGCCGAACGCCTCGCTGTACGTGAGGAGGTTGGTCTTGCTCGCCTCGTTCGACAGGCGCACGCGCATCGTGGTCGTCGGCGAGAAGTTGCCCAGCAGAGCAACGCCCGACGCCAGTTCCGGCGCCGGCAGCGTGCCGCTGATCCGGGCAACCGTGCTGGTGGCGCGCCAGACGTCCGACTTCTTGTTGCCGACCAAGTTGGCGACGGCCAGGAGACCGTCCGTGCTGCTGGCGGTAAGCGTGGCGCGGCGCGCCGCGTTGCTGGCGATGATGCGCAAATTTGCCATGGGTTCCTTAAATCGTGACTTCCGCCGTGACGGCGTAGGTGCCGAAGTTCGTGGTCAGGCTGGTGACCAGGCCGGGCTTGCCGGCGTCCAGGCCGAAGCGGTCGCTGAACAGGTTGCGCGCCTCGCCCAGCTCGACCAGCATCCCGCCCGGCGTCAGCTCGACGCGGTAGGTCGTGCGCGGCACCTTTACGATTGCCAAGCGCCGCTCGGCCTCGGCCTTCGCGTCGGCCAGCGTCAGCAGGCAGGTGTCGATCGGCACCGGGTCGGTGTACTGGCTGTAAGTCACCTGCACCGCAGTGTCGATGGCGGTGTATGTCTGCCACTCGGTGGCGAACATCTGCTTATGCTCGGCCGGCAGCGACGTTTGCAGGTTTGACTGGACCGTGTAGTTGCGGCAATACCGGATCTGCACAGCCGCGGCCGGCGTAGTCCGCGTCACCGGTACCAGCGAGTCCTGGATCTGCATCGAGCGCGGAATAGCCAGCGTCGCCGCGGCCGGGATCGAGTACTGGATCAGCCGCAGCTTGCCGAGCATCGACGGGATCACCTGGGCGCCGCTGCTCGATGCCAACTGCGCGGCCGCTGCCAGCACGTTGGTGCGGTCTAGGATCGCCAGGCCGACCGGCTGCTGGTTCGCGGCATCGAACAGGGTGAGGTTCGCCGTATCCATGTCGCTCGACGCCATGCGAGTCGATTCTTTGCCGTACTGGGTGGCGAGAAGCTGGACCAACTGAGCGATGCGGTTTCGGTAGACGCCGCCCGTCTTGTCGCCCTGGACGCTGCAGGTCACAGCGCCGGGCCCGACGGCTGTGTTGAAAGCGAATCTGCCATTGCTGGGGTCGTCCGCGACGTCCGGCGAGCGCCGTTTGCCGTCGGTGCGCGGCTCGATCAGGCCCTCAGCCTGGCCGTAGTGGTAGCAGTAACGGCCCGTGACCGTGTCGTACTTCGGCGTCATGTTCGGCACCTCGCCCAGCGCCACCGGGTACAGCGTGCCGTCGGCCATCTTCGCCTCGGATACCGGCGTGTTCAGCCGCTGCAGCGCATCCCGGAACTTCAGCACCAGGGTGGTGCGGCCGCTGCCGTATGCGATGTCCGCCAGGTTGCCCACGAACGAGAGCCGGAAATCCGACTCGTCCCAGCGAGCGTCGCCGACGTAGACCTCGACCTGCTGGTTCGCCCAGACATCGGAAAACCACGAGTCACGCTCGCCGTTGACGTTCCACACCTCGACGTCGGCGGCGGAGAGCTTGGCGTCGCCATCGATCGAGATCGATTGGGTAATTTCCAGGCCCTTGGCGATCGCCGCGATGTACGGCGCCGCCGGCGGCCCGGTGAAGGGCTTGCTCGACAGGCGCCGCGTGACCTGCACCTCGCCGCTCAGGCAGCCGACGCGGTACAGGGTCACGCGCTGCGCGGTCGAATCCTCGAGCCACGCAGAGAATTGCGCATCAGAAATTGTCATGCGAAAAGTGATTCCTTTGAAACCAACTTGGAAACAGCCTGCGACACGCCCTGGGTTACCCCGTCGACGATGGCTTGCGCCGCGCGCTGCGCCGTGTCGTCGTTCGCCTGCATCGAGTCGCCGGTCTGCCCGTCCTGATCCTTGCGCAGGCCGGCGACCTGCTCCGTCAACTTTGCGTTGTCCTGCTTGAGCGCGTTGATGGCACTGGTGAGCACCGACAGCGCCGTACCGATGACGTTCGCCCCGCCAGCGACCGGCGCGGTGTTCTGCGAGATCGTCGCCAGGATCGTGTTCGCCGTGGCCAGCGCGGTGTTCGCGGTGCCCAGTGCAACGTTCTGCGAGTTCATCGCATCGAGCTGCGCCTGCGCCGCGTCCACCTCATTCGTTGCCCAGGCCGCAAAAGCTGCGGTATCGCGCTGTCCTTCCGCGAAATTGGCCTGGTACGTCGAATCGCCCGCGTTGAGCTTTTGCGAAGCCGTCAGCCAGGCGGTGAGGGCATTGAACACGCCGTCCTGCGCCTTCGTGTCGCCGGCCATGGCCGCAGCCTTCATCGCCTCGTACTGGCTGTGCAGTTCGGCCTCCTGTTGCACAGGCGTGAGCGGCGACAGGCTGCCGGTCAGCATGGTGTCGTTCAGCGACTTGGCGGCGTCGCGGAACTTCGTCATGTTGGTTGCCGTGTCCGCCAGCTTCTGGGCCGTCTGGATCATGTCGAACAGCGGGCGGTTGGCCTCGTTGAGTGCATCGCGCTGCTTTTTCAGTAACTGCGTCGAGGTCATCGTCAGCTGGTCGAGCTGGTCCTGCAGGCCTGCGCGCTCCTCCGCAATCGACGATTCCGAGCTTGCCAGTGTCTCGGACGCAGCGTGAACCTGGGCGAATGCGTCGGCCAGTTGCATCATCGACGTGAACTGGCGGGCGCCGGCGTCGGTCGTCAGATCGAGCGAATTCACCACCTGCTTGAACTGGTCCCGCGTGGTCACTGATGCCAAGCCAAGGCTTGCCATCGCCGCGTCGACCGCCTTCTTGACCGGCGCCAGCTTCTCCTCTTCCGTCAGGAAGTTCGTGGCATAGCTCGAAGCCCAGGACGTCAGATTCGAAGCGCTGCCCGCCAGGTCGATCAAGTGCTCGCGCGCCGCGGCCGACGCGATGCCAGCCGTGCCGAATGCCTCGGCTGCGGTCTTGCCGAGCAATTGAGCCATCTGCGTGGTCGCATCGAAGTCGCCAGCCAGGCGCTCCAGCGTGCTCGCCGCCGCTTCGCCAGTCTTGGCGAACTGGGCAATGTTCGGCACCAACTGCGTGGCCAGCTCATCGCCGACGTTGGTCAGCAGCTTGGTGATGCCGTCTTCGATCTTCCCGTCTTTCCCCAGGTCGATGTTGAACTGCTTGCTGTAGCTGGCGATCGAGCTGGCATCCACGCCCAGGCTCGCAGCAAAGCTCGACGACACACCCTTGATCTGGTTCAGGCCATTCGTGATCGCAGCGATGGTGTCCGCCGAGAACGCGATGCTGTCGGTGCCGTTTTTGTCGGACCGGAACCAGCCGCCGTCCTGATGCCATTTCGCATAGCTTGAGGCGGTCAGCCCATTCCCCGAAATCATGCCGCTAATCCCGGTGGTCTGCGTCTCCTTGGAGCCCATGCCAAATGCGCGATTGATCAGGCCGCCGATCGCGCCACCGATCGCCCCGCCAATCGGGCCGCCCACAATTGCACCAACAACAGATGCAACGTTGGTAACCGTCTGGCCATGCGCCACGCTGTAGTCGCCAGCGATAGCGTTGCCGATGTAGTGCCCGCCGATCAGGCCGGCGCCGTAGCCCGCGGCCGTACCAGCGTAGCTTGCCAGCGGGGTAAGCGCCTGCCCCGATGCCGTCGCCAGACCTTGCGATGCCAGTGGGGTGTAGCCCATCGACGTCATTGCAGACTGCACGCCGCCGGCCACCATGTCGGACAGCCCTTCGAAGCCGCCGCTGATGGCCTTGTACGCTGCCGAGGCGGCGTTGGCTGCACTTATCAGCGGGTTAGAGTTGACCGCGCTCGACGCTGACCCCGCAGTGCCGCCAACGCCCGGAATGGCCGAGCCAGACGATGTGAATACAGAACGGATGTCCAGGTAGATTGGCTTGAGTGCCATCTGCCAGAGCCATTCGTACAGACCGTTCTTCAGGGCTTGCTTTGCCCGATCGGCCGCCGACTTGGCTCCGTTCTCGATGCTCAGGAACGTGTCGTGCGCCGCTGCCTCAATGCCATCCCACGTTTTCTTTTGCTCATCGAGGAATGGTTTGGCCGACTGGTTTGCGTACCATTCGTTGAAGTTTTGCTGAATACGCATCTGTGCAAGCGTACCGTCTCCAGCATTCCTGATTCGCTCTTCCCACACTTCGGAGTCGAGTGCGAGCTCGGCGGCGGCCCGCGCTTTGTCGTCAGCGATGTACTGCAGGTTAAATTTCTTGTTTTGGTCATCCAGTTGAGCAGCATATTGCAGTGCCCTTGTTTGACCGATCGTCGCCTGCGCTACTTCGGCGCGGGATTTGGCCTCGGCATCGAGTTGGCTGAGGATTTCCGCCGAAATCGGCTTGCTTTCCTGACGCAGTTTTGCCAGCTCCTTTTCCTTCCAGGTCTCAGCCTCCACTCCGGCCATAGCGATGGCGCGCGCATCTGCGGTTTTGCCATACATCTCGTATTCCACGGCGAGCGAAGCGGACTGCTGCGCCCGAGCTAAAACACTGTCCGTGATGTACTTCGCCACGTCACGCTCGGCTTGATTGGCCTTGAGCTCCTTTTCTGACAGGGATAGTTCATTAAGTTTCGCCTGCACTACCTTTCTATGAGCGTCCGAAAGCTTCAGCTTGCCAGCAGTAATCTCCTGATCGACCTTGATCTGCAGCTTCTGAGATTCAGTCGCGTCCTGACTGACCTTGACCTCGAGCTTGTTCTCTTCGATCTTGGCTTGAATGGCAGCCGTCACGCCGGCGTAAGCAGCCTCCTCTTTCTTAGCGGCTGCTTCAGCCGCCTTTACGGCCGGGTCGTTGCCCGTTTCGTAGATCAAGTCCTTGGTTTCACCGGCTGGCTTTGCAGCCTCCTTGCCGCGCGCGGCCAGTCGCGCCAAGTACGCCTTCTCGAACTCAGGGAGCGGCCTGGAAAGCTGCTCTTCCAAGGTTTTATTGGCATCGATGACAATCTTGTTGCGTGCGGCAAGCGCCTTCTTGATGTCCTCGTTCGGCGAGCCGCCGGTTAGTGCTTTATAGCCAGCCTTGAGCGGGTTCGCGTTTTCAAACATCGTCGATGCCAGATCGATATCGGCCCTGACTGCCTTGAGGCTATTCCAGGTGATTGTGATGCCGCGGCCGAGCATCGCAGCCGCGTCGGCAGCCTGCGCGATCGCCAAACCGATCTGATCGGCCCAGTTTTTGACGTCGGGCTTCGAGACCTCCTTCTGGTTTTTGTAGACGTCGAGAAATGCGCCCGCCAGATCATTGAGCGCCGGGAGGGCGTCGATTGTGATGGCTGTAAAAAGCTCTTTGACGCGAAGCTTCATCCAACCGAGCTGATCCTGGAAGCCGGCACCGGCGCTCGCCGCGTCTGCCGAGACTCCGGTCATTTTTTCGTAGTTTTCCGCTAGGTCGTTCAGGAACGGAAGCAGGTCTGCGCCGGACTTGCCTACAGCATCCGTAATCAGCGCCGCTTTTGCGGCTCCATCGTTGTAGCCCTGCAGCTTCTTAGCGACATCGACCAGCACCTCTGCAGGATCGCGCAGCTTGCCAGATGCATCCTTCGACGATACCCCAAGGGCCGTAAGCGCCTTGTGGGTCTTGTTAGTTTCGTCGTCGACGGTTGCCATGCCTTTGGACAACTTGTTCAGCACGCCGCTGATCTGATCCATCCCTGGGCCAAAGACGGTATTCACCTTTTGAATCTTCGAAAGGCTCTCGACGCTCGCGCCCGTCTTTTGAGCCATGTCGTCGAGCTCACCGAGGTCGTCGAGCGCACTGTTGACCATGACTGCCAGGCCAGCCCCGGCAGCAGCAGCTGCGGCGGCAATGGCAAGCAACCCAGCTTTTGCCTTGCCAGCCAGATCGCCAAGCTTTCCAAAAGCGCCCTCGCCCGCTTCCTCAGCCTCACGCAACTTCGCGATCATCGGCCCAGCAGCATCAGCCACACCCAACTGTGCGGCGCGCATCTCCGCGAGTTGGGATGCGGTCTTGCCGATCCCGTCTGCGCGCGATTTCAGATCAGCCAGGAACTTCGTCGAATCGTCGAGCCGGCGCTGAGCCTCGGCAGCAAGGTCAGCCTTGCGCCTTGCGTCGTCCAGTTGAGCAAGCAGGGGCTTAAGCGCATCGACATTGATGCCTCGGACATTGGCCAGGGCGGCATAGTTTTCCGCAGTACCCTTGGCGCCGGCGGCCAGGGCGGTCTGCGCCTGGATTGCGCGCTGGATCGAGTCGGCCATGTTCTTGGTCGCGCGATCGACCTTCGTCGCGGCCGTCGAGGCGCCCTCGCCAACACCGCTCAACCCGAGCCCGCGGCCAGCTTCCTCAATCGTCTTACCGACCGTCTTCGCCGTGGTACCCAGGCTATCAAGGCCCTTCCCGGTCTTTTCGACTGCATCGTCGACTGGGCGGAAGTTGACCCCCTGCCCGGCCTCTTCGATGGTTTTGCCGGTCGTCTTCGCGGTAGCCCCGAGGTTCTCGAGATTCTTGCCAGTCCTTGCTACCGCTTCGTCGACGGGGCGAAGTCCAGCCTCGACCCCGCTCGCATCCGCAACGACTTTGATTGTTGCGGTGTTGACAATATCACTCATCGGGCGCCAATAATAAAAAAGCCACCCGAAGGTGGCTTATCTGTTCAAAATAATTCTAGTCAGAGGATCTGACCCACGTAGATCGATCGCACTCTGGGATTGGACCTGTCCCTGCTTTAGGCATTGCGTGAGCACACGCAAAGGCGTTGTTAAAGTAGGCTCGTGAATTGATCGACTGCTTTGGCATTGGGCATTTATTTGACTGCATCAAAAGCAAGTTCGATTGCACCTTGCTTGCCTCCGCTACGATGCTCAGCCTTCGATTTGTCACCTCGGACGCAGGCGTACCGAGCGCGGACTGCTCGAAGTAAGCCATTTCCTTCACCCCCGCCTCCACAGCTTTAGCTAAGTCATCACAAACTGCGACAGGCTTTGCTGGGCCTGACCGCTGAGTCCGAATCTCCGGCAAGTCGGAGATTGAGGCCCCGGCCGTCGATTGAGCAGCGCATGACCCGGAGACGAGCAGCACTCCAAATACAAACCCCACCCACGGCATCGGCCGCCCACAATAAGTTTTCGCTACCCCGCGCATTATCCCCTCCGCTAGTTACCAAGAGGGGAATATTACACCAGCGCAAATAGCCGCCCGTATTTCTAGAGGCAGCGAATGGAGTGCCCATAAGTGAAGGATTAGGGCCTCCGCGCGCTTACTTCAGCAGCGGCGCGAGCGCGCCGACAGCCGCGGCGATCTTGTCAAATGCGGCTGCGAGGACATAGACGCCGATCGCAAACATGACCCATTTGCTATGTGGGATATCCATCCTGAGACCCTTTAACCAATCAATAGCCAGCTTGATTCCCGGCCGTTTAGTGCTATCATTCATCTATGTTCTTTCGTAGGTCAGTACGGAGGAAATAAAAAGCCCCTGAACGTTTGCGCGTCAGGGGTTTTTGCTTTTTGATGCTCGTTCTTCAATTTGCTCATGCATTACCTGCAGCGCCGCCGCTTCCATGATTTGCAGGTCTTGGTCGAGTTGCTCGTACTCGGCCGACGTCAGCCCCATCCGGTCCATCCGGTGGTAGGCGACGTAATAGTCGAGTCCGGTCGGCCCACCCATCCCGGCGCGCCACTGCGTCTTAAGTCCGCGGAACAGCTCAAGCGCCCGGAAGTTCTCGGGCCACACTTCAATCGACGTTGCGACATCATCTGGCGTCAGCCCGGCGACCGCCAACTCCTCGGCGGTCGGGTCCGACGTGTACAGGGCCGTCGCAACGTCGATCAGTTTTTTGCGCGCGCGGCCGTCAGTTCGGAGATGTAGGTCTCGAGCACAGCGCGGCCGGCGCCCATGTAGTTGTCGACCAGCTGCTGCAGGTTCTTGGCTTCGAACGCGTCTTCGAGCTCCCAGCCGCTGGCGATGTCCAGCAGGATTTCGACGTCCTTGCGACCCTCGAGGGTGTCGGTGAATTCCTTGAATTCGTCGCGCGTGCGGTGCTTGAAAATGAATTCGACCTGGACGCTGCGCCCGCCCGGGACCTGGATCGAGACGGATGCCTTGAAAGTCGGCGATGGGACGAGGGAGAATTTCTTTGCCATGATGTTGTCTTTCGAGAATGTGGACAAAAAGACCGCGAGGAGCTACCCCGCGGCGTAAAGGCTGGCACCGACTGTTCGGCGCCAGCTGGCAAAACAGCTACGGGATCAGTAGCGGACGACCTTGTTCTGCAGCGAGAACGTGGCCTTGACCGCCATGACGCTGCCCTTGGCCAGGCTGGGCGACTCGTTGAACGAGCAGTAGCCGGCGTACAGCAACACGCCGCCATTCGGCAGCACACCGCGCAGGCAGGTCAGCTTGACGCCGTCCGAAATCGCCTTGAGGGCTGCGTGGTGCGGCGCGGTCGGCTCATCGGCGATCGTCAGCGCGACAGTCGTCGACGTGAAGCCATCCGGCAGCGAGACAGGCATGTCGGTGTCCAGCAGCGGCACCTCGGAAAACTTGCCGTCGCCGCCGGAGATGTCGGCAGCGGTGACCTTGACGATCGGCACCCAGGTGGTGACCTTGCGCACGGAGCCCGCGCCGGCGCCGGCCGGGAACAGCGAGGTGTCGGTGGTATCCAGGCCTTCGATGGTGAAGCTGGTGCCGGATACCGCCTTCACGCGAAACACGCGACCATTGGCCTTGCTCCAGCCGCCGGTGTATTCGATGAAATCGCCATTCGCGAAGGTGTTGGTTGCGGTGCACACGGCTTCGGAGGCGTTGGTCGCCGCGGTGATACTGACCGCGATGGCGAAAGCGCTTGCCACCGCGAAGGCGATGTTATTGGGCAGTTGCATGTGGGCCTTTCAAGTAAAGAGCCCGGAAGCCGGGCATGAAAAAAGCCGCCCAGATTGCTCGGGGCGGCCTGAATTAGGAGGAGCGATCAGCAGAACAGGTAGAAGTCCTGCATCTGGCCGCGATATTTTGTGGTCTCGTCGAAGGTGTCGATCGGTACCGTCAGGACTTGGGGCTGCAGGTCGACCGCAGCGCGAAGCGCGTCCTCCACCTGCTCGGCGATCTGCGCGGCCTCGATGGTCGACTTGGACCACACCTTGACCTGTACGCGGCGCTGCTTCTTCTCGGGCTTCTCGCCGCTCAGGTACTCCTGGGCGTCGCCGCCCACCACCTGGTAGACGATGTACGGTGTTTGTGTACCCTCATCGGCCATTAGCGGGAACACCCGGTCGCCGGCCAGGCCGCGCAGGGCTACGCACACTTCAACGTGGACGGTCATTGGGTTGCATTCCTCACGAGTTGTTCCTTCAACTGGAGCGTCATGGCATTCATCGCATCGCCCTTGCGGCTGTCGTATGCGGGGCGCATGAACGGGTAAGCCGGAGCGCTCGCGGTGCCGTACTCCAGCTCAGCGGCACGCCGGTGCGCCGCCCAGCCGATCTTGTTGCCGCGCTTGCCGATCTTCGTGTTTTTCGGGACGAACTTGTGCCCCTCCTCGACGAAGCGCCAGTAGAACGCGTCGCTGCCGCCGTAGCCGCCCTTCCGGACGGTGACCAGGTAGACCTGCCGCTGGGCGCCATCGGAATCCTCCGGCAGATGTTTCATGATGATGTTTCGGTGGATCGTCCAGGTCTTGGCGTGCGAAGCCGCGTTGTGCTTCGCCTCTTCGCGGAAGACGCCGGCACCGGCGACACCCACCGAGCGCAGCGTGCTTTCGTCCGGCGTCACCTGACCGATGGTGTCCTGCACGGCGCGCAGCAGGTCCGAGGTGTCGAACCCGATCACCTGACGCTCTCGCAGACCAGGAACATCTTCCGGCGGTCCTTCGAGTCCGGCACGGCTGACTTGATCTCGTATTCGACGCCCAGGTACCGCGCGCGCCAGGACTCGTTGACGGCCGGGTCGTAGTTCGCCCGGATCGAGCAGCGCTTGATCACCACCTCGGTATTCGCGCGCATCGTCTCGGCACCTGTCTGGAACAGCACGTCACCCCAGCGCTCTGGCAGCGCCGTCCAGTCGCCGTTGACCTGCCCCGCGGCGTCCCGGCCGGCCGGCGGCTGCAGCAGAGTAAATCGGTGGTTCATCGTCATGCGTAGAACACCTCCCCCCACAGCAGCCGCTTGATGTACTCGTTCTTCGGCTGGCCGCCGGTCTCGAAGTGCTCCTGCACGCGCGCCAGGATGAAGCCCGAAATCCCGTCGGGCACCGCGTCAGGCGTCGAGCCGTAGCCGCAGCGGAACCGAATCTCGACCGCGCCGATCATGTTGGCCGTCGTCGGCCAGGCTCGCCCGGGCGCGAGCACGATGTAGCCCGGGTCGGTATTGAGGTCGACTTGGAAATCTGCCGGATCCAGCATGCGCTGCACGCCGTCAACGTCGTAGAACTTCACGTGTTCGACGGCCAGCAGCGGCGGCTTGTGCAGCTTGATCGATCGTTCGCGCGGGAACGCATCGAGTGTCAGCGTCCAGGTCTGCTCCAGGATGAGACGGTTCGTTTCGGTCTCGGCTTCCGTGGTATAGGTCCGGATGGCGCGCACGATGTCCGCATCCAGTGCTGAAGTGCCGTCGGCGGCGACGTCGGCGCGTGCGCTCGACTGCGCCTCCTTCATCGGCACGGCCAGCGCGGTCGGTTTCTCAACGAGTCTGAAGCTCATCGGGTACTCCTCTGTGTTGCTGGCGGCCGATCGCCGATGGGCGGAGAGCCAGTCGCCGCCGGCGCGCGAGCGTATTCGATCGGCGCGCCCGGCGGCTCACCGTGGGACATGTTCTGCATCGGGACCAGCGCCTTCGCCAGCGTGACGCCCGGCGCGCTCTGGTACTTGATCGGGTAGGTTGGCTCGCCCATCAGTGGTCCTCGCGCGCAAACCACATCGTGCGGTCGATCTGCTCTCCGTTCGCGCAAAACAGGCGAATCGTGCAGAAGTTGGCCGCGGCGGCATTCAGGTCCAGGCCGCCGAGGTATGCGATAACGTCAGTGCCGGACACCGAGAGATTGGCCATGCCATCCGGGTGCGTCGCAAGGCTTACGCCAGCGCAGATCGCGATCGGCGGGCGAGTCGGATGAGGTGTCGTGTTCGAATCCGCCAGGTCCTTGCCGAAGCCGAATTTGTAGAACCGGATGTCGTCCGGGTCCTTCGGGACGGTCCACTTCCCGTTTGCAAACGTTGGATCAGACATTAGAAAATCACCCTGTTTGTCCCGCCGTCGAATCCGACGCGGTTCGTTCCGCCTCCGAAGTTCACGGTACGGAAAGACGATATTTTTGATGCATCTGGCAAGGGAGCAGTGCCGCCCGAGGATCCGCCGATCGCAGCGCCTGCCAACATGCCGCTCAGCGCGGACAGCGAAGCGCCGCTCGCTGTCGCCGACCTAGCGCCCGACGCGCTACCCGGCGCCATGCTGCTGGTCGCAACCAGTTGCGCGCCGCCGGCGACGCCAGCCGAGGCGCCGGACGCCGGGCCGCCCGCCATGCTGGACGTTGCCACCAGTGCCGCGCCGAGAGCAACGGCAGCGATCTGGCCGACCGCGGAACCGCCGGCCATGCTGCTTGTCGCCATCAGGGCCGCGCCGGCAGCCGACGCGTTGCCGCTGGCCGCCGCAGCCGTCACCGCCCCGATGGGCGCTACTCCAATTGGCGAGTATCCGAGCATGGGTTATGGCGCCGCAGCGACGTTGAAGTTGGTGTACGTAATGCCAGACGCGGAGCCGTCGTTGTTGAGCGTGTACGCATAGACGCCAGCTTGACCGGCCGAAGCCGGGATCCCGGCATCGGTACCCGCGCAACAATCGACTGCGGTAGTAGCGAAAGTGCCATTCGGCTGCAGGTAATAGCCGTCACTCACACGCTGGATGCGAGCCGAGATGGCGGTATCTTTGGCCGTCAACGAACACCGGTAGGCTGTGCCCATCTCAATCCCGGCGCCGCCGACCGTCACCTGGCCGATCACCGTGTCGTTACCGCCGATGGAGCGTTGCAGCGTGACGATGTTGCCGGCTTTGTTCACGTCCAAGACGTAGGCTTGACGGGTCGAGCCGTTGTAGGGCTGCAGATTCGTGCCGCGCGCCAGCAAGGCAGCGTTCATCGCCTCGCGGACGGTGCCGGTGAAGGTGACGGTGTCGCTGACCTGGACGTTGCCGTTGTAGGAGTCACTCGCCACCTTGCGCGCAACTTTGACGCCGAGGAAGGTCGCGCCTGACCCGGTGTAGGTGATGCTGCTCGAAGACTGCTCGCTGAAGCCCTGCTCAAATGCCCAGCTCGAACCGGCACTCATGACGTTCTGCGCCGCGGGCATGCTCAGGCTGCCGACTGATCCCGCGTTCTCGACAAAATCGGTGAAGTTGCGACCGACATTGCCAACCAGCATCATCTGGTCGATGGTCGCGCCGCTCTCGATGGAGATCGGGCAACCCGTCACCGCCGAGGGCGCGTAGAACATCGAGTTCGCGACCATCACCTGGCCAACTTTCGAGCCAGCCACGAAGTGGATCTGCTTGGTCAAGTACGTCGCGCCATTGGTCGGGCGGCTGATGTACTTGTCGATCACCAGCTGGCCGATGTCGGCCTTTTCGCCGATGCGCAGCGATGGGAAGAGCTCGTTGTTGAGCTTCGACTTGGTGACGTTCTCGAAGATGAACTGACCAATCTTGCAGTTGAGGTGCACGGCCATCTTGCCCCAGCCGCTGACCGGGACGTTCTCCGTCGCGACGTTGCTCAGCCGAACAGTGCCGATATTGCCCGGCCCGGTTTGCTGGGTCTGCGCCGGATTGAAATTGTCGGCCACGAAGGTATAGGCGCCGGTCTTGCCCTTGATGTTGCTGATGCTGACGTTGTCGATGGGCGAGCCTCCCGAAAGCAGGCGAACGCCGCAGACATTGGTCTGGAATTCGATATCATCGATCGTTACATCCGTGATCGCGCCGTACGAACCATCGAGCGGTCCTGGCGTGATCGCCCCCCAGCCGTCATCGGCGTTCAGGGCGATCCCGTCGTCCGCGCCGTTGTAGTGACGACCGCGGGCGATCCGGATATGGCTGGCCGGGCCGTTGACGTGGATGCCGTCCGTACTGACCATCGTATTGCCGACGCCATGGTCGACCACGTAGCCGTCCACCGTAATGCGCACCGCGTTTGTGACACGGAAAGCGAAACCTGCCGGCTTGCGGAATTCGATGCCACCGCCGGCAGAGATGTTGTTCACGCCGTAGAAGTCGAACAGCGTGACCTGGTCGCTCGCGGTCATCGTGCCCAGGTTGCCGTGCCAGATACCACCCTCGAAACTGATGTTCTGATCGACGATCGAGCCTGGCGACTTCGTCGGATTGTAGTTGCGCCACATGGGCACATTGCTCTTGGCGAGCATGACGGCGCCGCAATTGTGCAGCGCCTTGACAGCCGTATTGCTCCGCGCTCGCAGCGTCGAGCCCAGGCTACAGGCGACGTCCCAGATCAGAGTCAACGGGCCGTTCGCAGCCAGGTCGAGCAGCGCCTGAGCCTTCGCCGCCTGGTCCACGCCGGGCGACGGCGTCATGCCAAGCGTGCTGTCACTCACGAGCAGCGACGACGCAAACACCAGCCGTGCCGAGGTGCCGTTTTCCCACTTCGTCAGCGTCGAGCCCAGCGGTGTGCACACGACTTCCTTGGCGCCAGCGCTGAAATTGACCAGCGCGCCGGCGTTCGAGCTGGCGGTCGGGGTGCGCGAGAACGTGACGGCACCGGAGCTGATCGCGGTGATCGTGCCGAGCCCGCCCTCCCATTCCGCAGACCCAGCAATGCCGATCTCATACGGAAAGACATCGCCCACCGCGGCGCCGGCGCCAGCCAGCGTGCGCAACTCGGTCGACGTGGCGGTCGCGCTGCAGGTGATCGCGCCGGTACCGGCCGATGTCGTAGTGGTCTTTACGCGATCGAAGAATTTCATGCTTTAGGCCGGGGTGTTGAGGGTGATGGTGGTAGCGCTCAGCGTGAACGTACCTGCGCTGGTGGTGACATCTGCGCCGAAGTCATCGACGCAAACCAGTTCGTCGGCGGATGCCGCGCCGCCGCGCCGCTTGTAGTAGACGGCCTTGCGCGCGGTGATGGTCGAGTTGGCCCAGGCGACCTGCGGGAAGGTGACGACAACCCGGTGGTTGCTCGTGTCCTTGGCGAAGGTCGGCACGATGGCCTGGCCGCCGGCGGTGTAGCCGGCGCCGCTCACTTCGCTGGTGATGTCCGAGCGCTTCGTGTGGGCGCCCTTGTTCTCGGTGTAGCCCGAGCCGACCAGCATCACGTAGTACGTGTCGCCCTTGGTGATATTGCCGGCCAGGACGTCGTCGAGGTAGCTGTCGTATGCGGTCGATGCCATGGCGGCCTTTCAGGTTCGTGATTCAGTGAGCCGCTGTCCAATGAAGACCAGCAGCTCCTCATCGGACTTGCCGACGATTTCGTCAGGGGGAATCGCCACCGCGCCGGCCGGGCCGCGAACGATGACGAAGGCAGTGCCCGGCGGCGCCGCATCGGCGCGCAGCTTGGCGAGCCAGGATGCGGTTTCGGGCCGCATGATTATTTGGCGAGCGATTCTGCGTAGGCGACCGCTTCCGGGTCGGCATCGACCACGCCGGCCAGCGCTTTGACCTGGGCTGCGTCGATCTCGATCACGTCGTTGCACTTGCCGTGCGCACCGTCCACCAGGACTCGCGCTTTCACTTTTTTTACATCTGCCATGCTGGCTTCTCCGGTGATGGCAGCCGGCGCGCGGCCGGCCGCCGATTACGATCAGGTCGCGCTGTTCTGGTACAGACGCACGGCCGCGGTGTCGAGCAGGTTGCCGCCGGAGCGGGTCCAGCCGCAGAAACCGACCTGGCCCTTCAGGGCGAAGGCCGAGTCGTCGAAGCGGCGCATGGTGGTCGAGTTCGACACGTCGCGGATGAAGTACTGCGACAGGTCGCCGAACGCGATCGACTTGGCATTCGCCGCCATGGCGGGCACGTCGTCGTTGATGGCGATCGGCTTGCCCAGCAGCAGGTCCGGCGCGCCTTCGGTGACCGCCGGGATCCAGATCGGACGGCCGACAGTGTCGACCAGCTTCGACAGCGATGCCACGCTGAGGTCATTCATCATCCAGCGGGCGCTGCCGCGGTAGGCGCGGTTCACCGAGTGCTTGACGTCGACCAGGTCGCCATAGGTGACGGTGGCCGTCTGGCCGGTGGCGCCGACCTTGCCGACGGTCGATGCGGGAATGATACCCAGCGGCTGGCCGCTGCCGGTGCCGATGGTCTGGTGCATGTTCTGGATACGCGCGATGCGGGTCGCCAGGCGGTTGACCACGAAGGCGACGACGTCGATCGCGCTGTCCTGGATCAGCTCCAGCGGCAGGGCGATCTGCTTCGACGAATACTTGAACACCGGCAGCGCCACGGTGCCGAAGGTGACGTCGCCGCTGCCAGCCGAGCCGTTTTCCGCCACGATCTCGCCGATCTCGCTGGTGCCGTCGCTGGTCGGGAAGTTCATCGCGTGGCCGGTCTCGGTGGTCAGCACGGTCGCAACGTCACGCATGCCGCCGAAGGCTTTCAGGCGATCGATCACCATCTTGGCGACTTCGGCCGGCACCGTGTAACCGCCTTCCGCCGGGGTGGTGGTCGACATGGCGTTCCGGATCGCCGCGGCCTGTTCTGCGGTGACGTTCGAGCCGTGGCGCATGTACAGCGCGACGGCGACCAGGGCGCTGATCTCGACGTCGCCGCCAGCAGCCGGCTGCGGCTTGCGGGTCGCGTCGTTGAAGTACTTCTCGGCTTCCAGCTCGCGCATGGTTTCGAGATTCTTGATTTGCGCCTTCGCGTCGTGGATCTGGTTTGCGAAGCCGTCGAACTTGGCCTGCTCTTCCGGCGTCCAGACCTGATCGCCCTTGTCGGCGAGCAGCTGGTTTGCCTGGACCGCGAGGTTGGCAATCTTCTCGCGCAGTTGCTGGATGGTCATGTGTATCCTTGAAATGAAAAAGGGAGCCGCTTGGGCTCCCGGGAGGGCGAGGCGTCCGGCCTCGGCGGGTGTAGCGCGAGAAGCGTTACGAAGTTGCTTGAAGCAGTGCGAGGCGGTTGCGGTTCGCCTGGGTCATTGAGTTGACGACCGGATCGGGCGCGGGCGGCTCAGCGACCGGCTGCGGCTCAGGTGCAGCGACTGGCGCGGGCTTCGGCGGCGCCACAGGTGCGGCCACATTGGCCGGCGCACGCGAGTAAGCTGCGAGGTTCCAGACGTTGCTGGCCTTGGCCTTGCCGGCCGGCGCCTCGGTGACGCGATCGACGAAGCCGTTTTCGAGCGCCTCGGCGGCCGAGAACCAGGTCTCCGCATCCATCCAGGCCACGATTTCGGCTTCGTCCTTGCCGGTCTTGGCGGTGTAGTCGGCGACGATCGCGCCTTCGATCTTTTCCAGCACGTTCGCCTGCTCGCGCAGCGCGCCCTTGTCGCCCCACGCGATGCAGCTCGCGTTGTGGATCATGAAGAAGGCGCCGTCGGACATCTCGACCTCGCTGCAGGCCAGCGCGATGCTGGTTGCAGCGCTCGCGCACAGGCTGTCGATGTGCGCGATGGTCTTGCCGTTGAAGCGTGCCAGCGCAGCCATGATGGCGCGACCCTCGAACACGTCGCCGCCCGGGCTGTTGATGTAGACGTGCAGGACCTCGGCGTCGCCGGCCTGGGTCACGGCGTCGATCACGTTGACGGCGCTGACGCCCCAGTACGCATCGATCACGTCGTAGATGTAGAGCGAGGCCTCGCCGGCATTGCGCACCAGGTTGACCGGCTGCGGCGAACGCTTGGCGTTGTCGCGGTACAGTTGGAGAATTTTGCTCATTCGGCTGACTTGCCTTCGGGTTGCGGTTGATCGGGCTTTTTGCCGGGGTCGCGCGGCGCGCGGTAGATCTCGTCGCCGCCGGCGATCGGCGGCAGGCGCCGTGCGCGCCGTACTTCGTTCATCGTCTTCCAGCCGTCGCCGGCGCCAGGTCCGCCCAGCGCGGCGCGATCTGCCTCGGCCTGAGCCTTGATGTCACCCTCGTACAGCGCCTCGCGCTGGAACTCGAGGAAGCGGCCGTTGTTCCGCGGGTAGAGCTTGCGGTTCAGCTCCTGCTCGATCTTGCGAAGCCAGGGGTTCAGGGTGTACTGGACGAAGGCGCGACCGATCGACTCCAGGCCGGTGCCCCAGCTGGTAGAGCCGGTCGATTCGTTGATCATGAAGCCCGGCACGCCGAACGCGCGGGCGATGTCCATTACCTGGAACTTGCGAGCCTCGAGCAGCTGCGCGTCTTCGGCGGATAGGCTCAGCTCTTTGGCCGAGACGCCCTCGGTCAGCACCAGCGGCAGACGATGGGCATTGGCCAGGCCAGCGTAACGACTCGCAAACGCGGCCTGCATCGCCCTCACCTGCCCCTCGTCCATCTTCTTGTCGGAGGTCAGAATGATCGACGGGTGCGCGCCGCCCTCGAAGAACTTGCCGCTGTACTCATCCATGGCCAGCGCGTTGCCAATCGCGGCGCGCGCGCCGAACTGGATAACCGACATCGATCGCATGGTCGAATCGTCGAAGCCCAGGCCCGGAAAATGGAGGATGTCCGAGGGCTCAACCCAGGTGCAGATGCCGTGGGCAGGCGAGTTCACATAGTAGCGAACACCCTCGCCAGGCGTGCGAATCGGTGAGACGCATCCCCAGGGGAGTGGCAAGATCTCGCGTAGCGAGCCATTCATGCGCCAGCGCAGTAGGCCGAAGGCATCGCCGCGCAGTAGCTGCGCCAGGCTGACACCCTCCCACATCGAGGCCGCGGTGTATTGCGGGCTCGGCTGCTCATTCAGCAGATACCACGTTTCGTTGCGCGGCAGCATCGCCGGGATGGCGCCGCCGTCGAGCGAGAATTCGTTGATCGGCATGCTGACCAGGGCGCCGGCGATTTTCGCGACGCAGGCCGCCGCGGCCGACACGCGCATGGCTGAGGTGGCGGAAACGGTCGTGCCGGACGGCGCGACGCCGAACGCCTCCATGACGTCAGCGGGATATTGCGTCTGGTTAGAGACTTGCGGCTCCTCGCGACGCGCGGGCTCCTGCCGCCAGTGCTGAGTGGCGGCCAGCGCATCGAATAGTTCCATAGTGCTCCTTATAGGACGACGAAGCCCTGGGTGATTTCGTTCGAAGCTGCCGCTGGATTAAGGGCCATCAATTGGACAGCATTGAACAGCGCCATCAGCGGATCGATCTTTCCGGTGCCGGATGCTTGCTTGGTGATCAGCGCCGCATTCCCCCGGGGCTCGACCTTGGCGTTACTGACGCACCAGGCCATGAGATCCTGGCCGCCATGAAGGAGGATTCCCTCGGCAAGCTTTCGCTCCGCGACGCTGATTGCGCCAATCAGCTTCCAGCCCTGCGAAATGCCAAAACAGATCTCCTCAGGAATGCCAGCATCAACCAATGCCTGAAACATAACCTTGTGGGTCTTCTCCGGATCCAGGCCGACAGAGGCTAGCAGCCCGGATTCGTGGATTTGCTTGACGATGGCCGCCACCTCGGCGACATCGCCAGGTAGCTCCTCGATGATGACCAGGTCGCCCTGCCGCCTGAAGCCTTCGTATCTGCTTTCCTCGCTCTTGCGCCGCTCGATCGCAATCGGGTGCGCCCAGGCGCGAGTCCAGGCTAGCCACTTACCGGTGCCGCGCTCGCGACCCACAGCAGCAAGCCCCAGCAGGTCGTCCAGGCCGCCGCCGTCAATGCCGACGGTGACAACCTCACTGCGCTCAAGTAGCTGCTCAAGCGTCAGCCCCGGCACCTTCGCTTGCTTTTCCCAAAAATCCGCGCCCGTCCAGCGGTCGGCACGCATGCTCATTCCGATCTGGACGTTCAAGTGCTTGGCGCGCACATCCCGAACGGCGTGCTCGCCCGACTCCTGTGCCTCCTGGATCTTTTGAGCGATCACTTCAGCATCAACGGAGATTCCCCAATTGGGGTTCGTGATGTATGCGTTCTCAAGGTCCTCATAGGCCTTTTCCTTGAGCATCCGCTCAGGGAATTCATAGATCACGGGAAGGAAGCGCGGATCGACGACTATTCCGTCTCGCACCTTGCGCGCGTAGCTCAGCTTGTCGAGGAAGACACCAGCTGGCGGCGCGTCGGACTGGGTTGTGCAATAAAACACGAAGCCTTCGGGCCGCGACGTAATCCCGCCAGTTGCCTCGGTGAGCATTGCCGCCGCCTTGGCGTGCTTGCCGAATTCCCACAGCTCGTCGACGAACACGCCGATGGCCTTCTTGCCGGTCACCGTCGCCGAGTCGGCAGCCACGACCTTCAAGGTTGCCCGTGTAAGGCGGCACGTAACGGTTTTGATGTGCTGCTGCTCTTGGAACCGATCTTCAAGCTCGCCGTCGGCGAGGATCATCTCGCGGATCGGCTTGTATGCGTTGTCAGCCGCCTCTTTGGTTGGAGCTAGAATGATGAACTCGCCGGCCTGGCGCGTGTTGAGGATTAATGCGGTCAGCATCACAGCTGCCGCGATCATCGATTTGCCATTTTTCTTCGAGACCATCAGGAAGTAGTTCGTGATGAGCCGTCGCTTGCGCTTTCGGTCATACGCGCCGAACAGCGCCTCCACCAGGTCGGTCACCCAGGGCTGGCACGCCTCGCCCATGGTTGGGCTGCCGTCGGCGTCGACCATGCGCAGGGCCGAGAACACGCTCATTGCGTCCTCGGCCTCATCTGGGAACAGCGGTTTAACGGGCACCAGCGACTTGCGCGCCACAATGCGCCGCTCCCAATCAGGCAGCGCGGTCGTCCACTCAGTCATGACACGACCCTCAGTCCAAAGCGCCCGGTGGCCGCCTTCTTCGCGGCTGCATCCTTCTCATCCTTTTTACCGCCCTCGCCCAGCTTTTTGTGCTTGAACGGCAGCATCGCCTTGGCTGCGTCGATCCGGAGCCGCAGGTCTGCGGCAGGCTCGTTCATGACCTTGGTGAGGAACTCAACCGGGTCGGCAGTGGGAGGGATGTCGATCGCCTCATCCAGTGGCACGAACTTCGCCGGCGGCGATTTCGACCCGGCGCCGTCGGCGTTTTTCCGGTGGGCGTCGAGGTAGGCTTTAACATCCGGGTCTTTAACATTTCGCGACCCGGCAGCCGATGCAGTTTTTTCACTAAAGCCGGCGCGAATCGCCGCTTCCTTATTCGAGAACCCGGCCAAAACGGCATCGGCGAAGGCTCGCTTTTTGCCTGTTAAAGCCATTAACAATTTCCTCCAGGGGGACTTTTTTCTGTGCGTGAGAGACAGTGCGGTGTCGGTCCGCAAAGGTTGCTAGACTTTCAACACCCCCTACCCCTGCGGCGCGGCGGGGCGGCAGGGCGGCGAAGCGGCCGACTCGACTGGCTCAGCCTGGTGATCGACCTCGATGGTGCAGGTGGCCGAGAACTCGGTGCCGATGCTGCCCATCCTGCTGCTCAGATAGCATTGCCTGACGCGGACGATGCGCCTGTCGATGGTGACGCCTGCGGCCTTGGCCACTGCATCCAACACCAGCGCTTCGAGTTGCTCATGCGACAGCGCCACGTGATGAACGGTCTTGTCGACGCGTTCGGTGTTCACTTTGATCGGCTGCATTCAGTATCCCTTCGCCCGTGCACGTGCCTCGCGCGCCGACTTGGCGTCATGGCAGGGCTGGCAGAGCAGTTCCTTGTTCGAGTCGTCGTCGCTGCCGCAATCCCACAGCGGCTTCTTGTGGTCGACCGCCACGCCGACAGACGTGCGGCCTTGGCGCAGGCATTCCTGGCACAGGCCGCAGTCACGCTCGCGAATGCGGTCCCGGTCCTTGACGCCTCGCCACCCGCGCACGCGCTCGACCGTGTCGGACCGAGTAGGCACAAGCGCAGGCAGGCGGCTGCCTGCGGCCTGCAGGCGCGGCTTGAGAGTCTGAAGCTTGGGCATGGTCAGTCGACGAAGCCGATGGAAGGACAGTGGAACCGCGCAATCTGCTCTGTCGTCGGGCGCAGGTCACGGCCCGCCGGCAGGCAGGACGTGCGGCGCATGAACTCGCGGTGCGCACGCTCGGTGCGGTCGCGCATCATGGCGTCGAAGTCCAGGCGCGGCGTGATCGTCGCGTCAGCATTCGGCACCAGGTGATACTGCGCCAGGGCCGGCTCAAAGCTGCCATGCGGGTAGTACTCGCATTCGACTGTCACGGCCTGGCCGGTGTAGCAGCGCAGCGTGAAGCCGCGCGTCATCGGCGGTAGACCGAGCGCTTCGGTTAGCTGCTTGCTGATCTGATGTCCCATGATCGGTTTCATTGCGCGCTCCAGCTGTCGCCCGCCTCGCCCAGGCTCGGGTAGCTCACCGGCGTGCGCGGGGCGAAGAGGCTCTTGATCATGTTGCGGACGTTATTCGGGACCTCGCGCGTCAGCTCGAGGAAGGACCGGCTGCCGCGCCCGTAGCCTTTGGCCTGCAGCGCGGACTGGGCCAGCTCGCTGTCAGCTAGGTGCTCGGCGATCTCGCGCAGGCGGGTCGGGTTGGCAACCTTGCCGATATGGGCATTCGGGCCCAGCACGGCGCGCAGGATCTCGGCTTGGTAGATGTTGGTGATCTTGCTCATGCTGCTGCCCTCATGCGATCAACGACCGCGTCTTCGTGCCGCACCTGTGCCATGAAGCGCAGCCAGGCCAACTCGGCTTCGACGCTCATGATTTGCGTTCGCCGAAACCGGGCACATCCTTGAGTTCCGAATTATGGAGCCCATAGATGAAGCTGGCGGCGAGCAGCGCAGCCAAAGCCCAGAATGCGCCAAATGCCCACTCGGGTGCGCTGAAGCGATCCAGCAGCAGCCAGACCACCGCGCCAAACGTGACCGGCAGGCGTGGCGGCAGCGAGCTTGCTTTGATGACGACCTTCTTCATGAGCACCTCAAATAAAAAAGCCGCCGGCGCATTGCTGCGACAGGCGGCGAAATCCAGCTTTCACTGGAGGAGACAGGGTTGTGGCGGCCGGTTGCAAGGGCCGGCTAAGTCACGGTGCAGATCCGCTGCGCGCCGTAACGCGCATTCCTCGCCACATGGCTGACCGCTCAGCAGTTGAGGGAATTCAAGTCGACGACCAGTCGAGCTGAACGTGCAGCCATGTGGCGCCTGGCATATACCAGGCTGGGTCCTTATTTGCGGCGGGTGACGTTCATCGCAGCGACGGCGTCTTCCGCAACCTTCTGGGTCGGGTGCGTTTCGACGTCCATGAAGCGCTCGCGGTCGAAGGTCTTCCAGAAGCCGTTGCTCCAGCGTGCTTGGTAGCGCATGGTGATCCTCGTTTGATGGAGATTGCCGGTAACAGCGTCCGGCGACGTGGCGCGCTCGGGCGGCGCTCGTCTGTTCTGGCCGATGCCAGGGCGTATTCCGTGTGCGTGTGGTGCCGTCTTCTGAGTATCGCCGGGCAGGAACTCCGGCACTCATCGGGCAACTGTGATCCCGTGCGCGTTTCGTCGCGCTTCTATGTGATGACCAGGTCAGGTCAATTAAGCGATGCCGGTGCCTTCTTTCATGACGCCTCCGTAGTGGGGTGGAATGAGGACGGGTTGGATTCGCTCGCCGCACGCACCCCAGAGCCATCCGCTAAGTGGGCCGTAAACGCAAAAAGCCCGAACGTTTGACAGTTCGGGCTTTTCTCTGGACGAGCGAAGTCACCCAGTGCTCGCAGTTTACGAGAAGTACAGCCGAGTTGCAACGTTCTTTTTCAGCTTTTGCTCAAGCTCGTCGCCCGCCGCCATCAACACCTCGTCGTAGTTCGCATTCGGGAACCGCCACACTGCCGACAGGCGCTGGCTCTTGTAGATCGCCCAGCGATGCTGGATCGTCAGGCTGTCCACCATGGCGTTGACTGCTTCGCCGATCTTAAGGTCGGCCGCGCGCTGCTGCTCGTGCACATCCTTCTCGGCCGGCGCATCGCTTGCCAGCTTCATACCGCCGGCGCCCAGGTCGCGATCATCGGTGCGCATGTAGTCGACCCAGCACGCCATCAGAGTGACATACGGATCGACCTGGCCAAACGCTTGATTCGCCGGCTTCTCTTTCGGTGCGCGGCGAAGAGTTGCGGCATACGGCAGATTGAGGGTGACGGCGAACGACATGGCAGGCTCCAGTTATATAGCTGAGCAAGCCTATCATGCACCCTGGAAATTTAAGGGCTGCCCCGACATTTTCCAAATGACAACGTGTTGTAGCTGCGCATTACTATTTATTACAAGCTCTCATGATAGTTATATAAAAGTCATGATATTATGAGAGTACTCTTGTAGAAAACCAATTTCTTGCATCCACGTTGAATAAACATGAGTGAAATCACGCCAGCTAATGCAGCCGAGTGGTACCGCAAAAATTCTGATATATATCGCAGCCTTAGTGATGTAGTAACAACAACCATATCGAATCTGCTTAAATCGGAAAACATTGACCATTTAGGCGTGCATGCTCGGACAAAAGCTCTTGAGAGCATCCTCAATAAGCTTGAGCGAAAAGGCTACCAGACGACTGAGGAGCTAACAGACATTTGCGGAGTTCGAATAATTGCTTATATAGAGTCAGATGTCGATAGAATTTGTGCCTTAATTTCAAACTCGTTTCAAATTCATCAAGACAAAAGCATTGATAAATCGTCGGAGCTGCAAATCAACGAGATTGGATATCGATCGGTTCATTATATTTGCGAACTCGGAAAAGCTCGAGTATCACTTCCCGAATTGAGGCAGTACAACGGCATAACGTTCGAGGTTCAGGTCAGAACTGTGCTTCAACACGCTTGGGCTGAAATCGAGCACGACCGGAGTTACAAATTCTCAGGAAAGCTTCCATTGGAGATTCAACGCCGCTTAAACCTTTTGGCGGGAACCTTGGAGATTGTCGACCGTGAGTTTAATACCTTAGCTCGCGAGGTCGATGCTCACAAGGAACGAACAAAGACGGCCGTACAATCCGGGGATTTTCGGGATGTAGAGCTGACATCCGCCGGTCTCAGTGAGCTAATCCTCAGCATACCGGATGTGGTCGCCATGTTTGGATTCAATCTCAGCCAAGATCAATTGACTTGGGGGTTATTCGAGGAGCTAAAAGCTTTTGATATCAGAAGCCTAAAGGACTTACAAAGCCTGTTATCTGAAAATTTTATTATCGAATACCTGAAGCATTACAAAAACTGGCCTGGGGTAAGTAGCTTTCTCCGAGCAGCCATGCTTTATCAGGATGCTGAAAAATTTCTTAGCCAGAAAAATCAAGAAAACTGGCGGAACATCAGTGACCAGCTTGCAGGTATATTAATTGATAAGCATGGCGAGGAAAAGACAAAAGAAATATTTGAAAAATATAAAATAAGGCGCTTATCAGAACTAACTAATAAACGGATTCCGCGCACGCCCCCTCCACCGGAGAGGGTCGTAAAAAGTTCTGCCCCAATAAAGAAGCGCTAGAACTCCTCGACTGCCCAGCCGCCGCCCTCCTTCTTCGGCTTCGCGCGGATGGCCACGAAGCGCAGCGGGTACAGGTCGGCCGCGATCTTGATCTTGGCGCGGGCATCGTCCTGCCAGAAGCCCTTGACCTCGTGCGCCTCCAGCATCCCGTCGGCAAGCATAACGGCGAAGTCCGGCGTGTAGAACGTGTTGTCGGCCAGGCGGAATTTCAGCCCCTCGAACTTGAACCAGGCTACCTCGCCGGCGGCACGCCGCTGGTCTAGCGTGGCGGCGTAGGCGGCCTCGGTCTTGTTCATGGCGCCGACCTTGAGCCGGCCCAGCGCCTGGAGTGCTTTCTGTTGCGTCATCCGCGCATCTCCAGCTTGCGGATCACTGCAGCCACGATCACCCGGCGCAGCGCGGCATCATCCTGGCCGTCCTCGCGATCCTGCATGAAGTCGCAGTCGTCGACCGATGGCGAGGTCGCGCCGGCGATTACGCGGTGCGGCCACAGCTGCAGTCGGCGGACGTAGCGCGCCAAGAGCGGCCCGCAAGCGGCCCAGTCGCCCGACCAGTCCGGCACGAGCGCCTGATCGCGCGATCGCGGCGATCCGCCCGGCGGCCGACCCAGCCAAGCGCCGCCGACATTCACAATCTCCGTCCAGCCCAGTAGCTCCGCCAGGCGTCTGTTTATGCCCATGCTCGTCATCGCTGTGGCCTGCATGTCATCCTTTCGTTTCGGTTTGAACTGCGATGTTGTTTTGCTCTTGCGCGCGGCGCCGCTCGATCCAGTCCTCGCGCTCTGCCTTCTTGGCCCAGTCCCGGTCGAAGCGCACGCACGCCTTCGTGCGCCACGGTACGAACGGGTTGCGCAGCTGGTGTATGGCCTTGTCGTAGCCCATGCAGCGGCCCAGGCCAACCCGGGCGTGATCCGGGTATTCCTTCATGCGGAAGTGCTTGCACTGGGCGCAGATGTCGCCGGGTTCCGTGCTCATGCGGCCCGGCCTAGGTCGCGCAGCATCTTCGTGAGGCCTTCGGGCCGACCGGCGCGGCGCGGCGGTTCAGGGCTTTGCTCCAGCGCCGGCGCGGCGGGCGGCGGCGTGACGATCTGCGCCAGGCGCGGCGGCGCAGGCGGCTTGCCGCCGTTGTCGATCGCGACCCGGATGCGCGCCTCCCAGCTGGCGGCCGACTCGCCGAAGTGCGCCGGCCCGACACCGACCTCGATGGCCTTGGCCAGGCGCGTGGCGTCGCTCGCCCACCAGTTCCCGGCCGGCTTCTTCGGCTCGAGCGACTTGGCGCGCAGGATCGATAGCTGGTCCCACTTCTCGCGCAGCTTCGCCGGCGAGAGGATGTTCGCGCACCAAAAGCGGTCTTCGTGCGCCCACTTGAACAACTCGCAGATTTCCTTGTGGGTTCGGTCGTCGCGCTCGCGCATCTTGCGCACGTCATCGGCCCAGGTGTTGAAGTTCGGCTCACGGGCCTTGGGCGCCGTCTTCTGCACCACGCCGAACAGCCAGCGCGCGCATTTCTCGTCGTTCGGGTCGACCTCCCGGGCGGACTTCGCCGCCTTGGTCTTGGCCTTCACCTTCTCGGCCAGGTCTAGCAGCTCGTTCAGGGTGTCGGATGGGACCAGCACGGCCGGCACGTCCTTGGCGGCCTGGCGCAGGGCTTCGAGGCTAAGCATGGCCGCCCTCCTCGCGCTGCTTCAACTGCCACTTCGCCCATTCACCCGCCACCCAGGTCACGCCCTTTGGGGTGAAGCGCGCGGCGTTGCATGCATGCCCGCTGACCTGCGCAGTGCCGGCCTTCACGCAGAAGCGGCCGGCGTCGATGTGCTGGGCGTGGGGCGTCAACTCCCTGCCGAGGCGGTACATGATCTTCGATTCGATCAGGAACTCGCGGAACTGGTTCTCGTTCGCGCACAGAAGCTTGGCCACCTGGCGGAAGCCCTTCGTGCCGGTCGAGTCTGCGTAGCGCTCGACGAACTCAACGGCTGGCGCGGCGGCGGCCAGCTGCGCGGCCTGGGCTGTGATCACATCCTGCTGGTCGGCGGCCAGGCGCAGGGCCTCAGCGAATGTCGTCGGCAGCGCCGGCATTGCAGCGGGCGCAAGCGAGTAGGCGCCGGTGCGCCTGATCTCCGGCAGCACCTCTTTCGTGATCCAGCGCTTGAACGCCTTCGCCTCCGGCTTTCGACTACCGAGCACCAGGTTATACAGCCCCGACTCGTTGACGGCCACCATCTGCTGCGCGCCGCCCAGGGTCTGTATTGAACGCAGACCCTTCTCATCCTCATCCAGGCGCCGGGTTTGATCGGTGCCGATGTCGAGAATGGCGCAAACGTCCTGCGCCACGAACCACGGCGCGCCCTCATCATCGGCGACGACTCGCACCTGCAGGCCGTCGAACTGGAAAGGCATCAGGCCGGCGCCGGCCGTGCTGTCTTGCAAATTAAGTATGCTTCCCATGTCGTTTCCTTTCTATACAGTGGCGCCGCGTCAAGCGGCATCCTTGTAGACGTGGCCTTCGTCGATCCGCCGGCGCACCAGGCTCATCGCCTCAACGATCTGCGCGCGGCTGGCGATCTCCATCTGCCGGTCGTGCACAGCCAGCGCGGCTTGGATGTCCCGCATGGCGTCGCCGTCAAGGCGGAAGCTCCGCGCGTTCACACTGCGGCCCTTGGCGCGGAAGGCGCCGGCCAGCGCGTCGTTGAACGTCTGCTCGTGGTCGGCGCCGACGCCGCTCTCCACCAGGGCCATGCCGATGTTCAGCGCAGTGACGACGACCGACCATGCTTCTTCGGTGGCGGCGCCGCTGCGCAGCTGCTCGAGGTTGAGCCAGTACGCCAGGCCCAGGTCCTGCAGCTGGCCGTCGTTCAGAGGTGCGGCATCTTGTCCGCGCTCGTGGCATTTGCCGATGACACTCAGGCCGCCGGCAATGCCGACCGGGCGCGGACGGTATTTTTTGTTCCGCGCCTTTTTCATGCCGCCTCCTGCTCCGGCTGCGCCGCATCCATCGCTTCCATGTCGAACAGCGACGGCATGCTGACCTCACGCTCCATCGCGCGGCAGTAGTGCACCTGGTCGGCGAAGTAGGCCGGGTTCAGTTCCGACCCGGCGCCGCGCCGGCCCAGCTTCATGGCGCGCACCGGCACCGTGCCCAGGCCGCAGAACGGGTCGTAGACGACGTCGCCCGGGTTGCTGTATCGCTGGATCAGGCGGTCGACGATGTCGATCTGGAACGGGCAGACGTGGCTTTCGACCGCGCGCGCCGACTGCTCACCGTTCAGGGTGCGCATGCGCACGATGTCGTGCCATACCATCGGATCGGTGCTGCCCGGCGCCAGGCTCATGTAGGTGGCCGGCAGGGTCTTGTTCGCAAGCATCTGCTCGCCGACCGCGACGTGGTACTCGTAGTTGTAGACGTTCGCCAGCGACAGGTCGGTGAACATCTTCGCCAGCTTGGCCGGGCCGTAGCTGGCCAGCTCCTGCGCGCTCAGCAACCGGTCGCCGCTCGAGCGCCAGAATGCGTGCGCGTCGACCTGCCAGCGCGCGACGCTGTAGCCGGTACCGGGCACCGGCGGCAGCCGCCGGTCGAACGGGACCTCCGCCCCCTCCTCGCCCAGGCACAGCGGCTTGGCCTTCGTCACCGGCTCATCGGCGTAGCCGCGGCTGCGGTCGGTCTGCGGCTTGTGGAATAGCAAGATGTACTCGGGCGATCCCACGCCCATCTTCGTGCCGTCCTTGCACACCTCGCTGTACCCCAGGCGATAGGTCTGGTTGTTCTCGCGCACCACGTCGGTCACCACCGTAATCATGCCCAGGTAGTCGAAGCCGTGCTTCATGCCGTGGAACAGCGCCTCGGCGTGGAACGGACTGACGGTCGGCACGCCGGCGCCAGTCACGTTGCCGAAGTTGATCCGGTCCTTCACGTGGCAGGCATAGATGCGGCCTGGCTGCAGGATCCGGCGCAGCTGCGGCGTCAGGAAGTCCATCTGCGACCAGAAGTGCGCGTTGTCCTGGGTGTGGCCGAAGTCGTTGTAGCTGGGCGTGTATTCGTAGTGGTTGGCGAACGGGATGCTGGTGACGATCAGGCCGACCGAGTTGTCCGGCTGCTGCAGCGCTTCCAGCACGCAGTCGTTGTTCGCGACGGTGAAGCGCTCGCCGGTGACCACATGTCGCTCGACACCGATCGTGCGCGCCAGGGAATCCTGCATCGACAGCTGGTCCAGGCCGTACGAGCGGATGATCTCGCCCATCTTCTCCTGCATTTCGTCGTGCCGGCGCCACTTCTCTTGCAGCTCGGCCAGCACCGCACGCTCGACCTCGGTGTGGATGATGTCGATGCGTACCGGGTGCGCCTGCTGGAAGCGCTGGATCCGGTGGATGGCCTGGATGAAGTCGTTGAACTTGAAACCGATGCCGGCGAAGATCGCGCGGTGGCAGTGCACCTGGAAGTTGCAGCCGCTGCCGGCGATGATCGGCTTCGTCGACAGGATCCGGAACTCGCCGTCGCTGAACCCGGCGATGCGCTGCTCCCGCACGTCCAGGTCCTGCGTGCCCCACACGCTCATCGCCTCGGGCAGCGCCGCCTGGATGGCGTGCCGCTCGTCCTCGAGGTCGTGCCAGATCACGAAGTGGTCCGCCGGCGCCGCACCGACGATCTCCGCCACCTTGGCGACGCGCGCAGCCAGGCTCTGCCGCTTCTCGCCGGCGGCGGCCGACAGGCCCATGGCAACATTCGGGATCAGCAGGCCCTGGCCGTTCTTCTCGGCGCCGGCCGCCTCGTAGTCGCTCGGCACCTCGTGGTAGTGCACCTCGAGCGGCGGCAGGTCGTAGCCGGCGTCCGAATGCCCCAGGTCGCTCGGCTTGCGGATGAAGCACGCCCAGCTGGCCACCCACAGCCAGAACTCCGTTTCCTTGTGTGGGTACAGGGTCAGGTTCCCGGCCTTCTCGCTGTCGCGCTGGAAGAAGCGCGTCAGCGCCTGGCCGGTGTCCATCACACCCAGGAAGCCGGCATAGTGGATCAGCTCCTTGAACCGGTTCGGGCTCGGCGTGGCCGTGAACACGAACTTGAATTCGACCTGGTCAAACATCGGCAAGAATTCCTGGTAGGTCTTGCTGCCGTAGCTGCGCAGCACGCTGGCCTCATCGAGCGATGCCGCTCCGAAGCGGGCGACGTCGATCTTGCCCTCGCGGACGGATTCATAGTTCGTCATGTAGACAGTGCCCGGGCCGCCGATCTCGTCGTCCGACCGGATGAACTTCAGGTCGACGGCGTAATCGCCGGTGAAGCGTTTCGCCACCTCGCGCACGAACTCCTGGCGCACGCCAAGCGGCAGCACGATAAGACGGTACATATCGGGGAAGCGGATGCCGATCTGGCGCATCACCTCGAGGTTCGTGCTGGTCTTGTGCAAGCCGAACGAGGCGAAGACGGCGCGCTGGCCGCCCTGCAGCGCCCAGCGCACGATGTCGCGGGTGTGCGGCTTCAGGCCCGGGTTGATCTGCTCGAGAGGCACATCGAAGCCGCGCGCCGGCGCCAGTTTGATCTTGTCGCGAAGGAAGACGTTGTATTCTTGTAAAATGTTGGCAGACATAATTACTCCACGGTGATTTGTTCAGAGGCCGCGCCGGCTGCAACCGTCGCGGTCTCGCTATTCGCGAGCAGGCCCTGGGCCCGCAGTTTTTCTTGACTCTCAGCCCTAGCCGCATCGAAACGCGCGTCGACCACCGCGCGCGGCGTGCCGCTGGCCGCATACCCGCCATCCAGCCATGCATGGCAGTGCGAGCACCCGTAGCAGCCCTCGTGATCGGGCGCCTTCAAGCCCATGCCCTTCCCGTCCGCCAGGCGGTTGGAGTGGCACCAGACTGTGGTTTCCGGGTTGCGGCTGCAGATGCCGGCGAAGCGGAGCGTGCACTCCTGGCCCTGGGCCGAGGCGCGGATCGGCGTCATCTTCGGGCGCTTCGATTTCATGGTGCTGCGCGGCTTGGCCAGCTTCGATTCCCGGTTTTGCGGGAATGCCGTTTTCGCCTGGACCGCGGCGACGCGCAGCAGGCCGGCGCCGGCGGCCGGGGTCTTGAATCCGCTGCCGCGTGACATCGCTATCTTGCGCGGGCCGAAGCCCTTGCCGGGCGCCATGGGCTTGCGCTGCTTGAGTGAGCCGCCCGGCTTGAGGGTTGAGCGGCGCGTCATGCTACGATGTCCTTTTTGCAAGGAGATATGCAATGGACCGAATGGGCACGTACCGAGGCTATGAGATCGCAATTGAGTCCCACTGCGATCCCCTGTCGGGAGCCGACAAATGGCACTGTTCTGTGCAGATCAATCTGATCGGCACGCCAGCCACAGAGCCTCGTTTTGCCGTCCAACCGTCGGACGACAATCCCGGCGCAGCGCGAACCAGAGCCATTCGCATTGCGAAGTCGATCATCGACGAGCGGCCCGGTACGGCACCGATCGGCGAGGCCGATCTGCCCGACGAGTAGGGCGACGGCGCTCATGGTGCCACCCGCTTGAACTCGACCACCCACACCCACGGGTTGGCGTTCCAGCTGCCGGCGCCGTTGATGCTCTCCCACAGCGCGTGGTACGCCTGGACCGGGCATGAGTAGCGCGTCGCCCAGCCCTTCGTGGGTTCGTAGGCGACGTCGTCCAGCGGGTATTCAGCGTCGCGCCACACGTGCTCGTAGCGGTGCAGACCTTCGGCGACCGCGTCCTTGCGGCTGATGTCCTGCAGCCGTTCGACGCGCACGCCGGTGATCTCCAACAGGATCCGGCTGGCCCAGCGCGGCATGTGGATGCTCGGGCGCCACGTCAGGCCGGGCCCGTCCCAGCCCTCGCGGTAGATGCAGTGGTCGGGCTTCTGGAACTTGCGCGGGATCTCCGACAGCGACGAGCCTTTGCAGCCCATGTACTGGGTGTAGTGCCAGGTGCCGTCGTCCTCCGGGTCTTCCAGCCAGGTCTCACGCACCCACAGGCGGTCGCCGGGCTGGCCGAGCGGACAGGCGTGCCAGTGATCGGCTGCGGTATCCGGGTGCTCGGACCAAGGCCAGCGGCTGCCGTCGTCGCGCTCGCCGATCTCCTGGCAGTTCGACTTCAGGATCCGCCGCGTCTGCGTCTTGCTGCCGTCCAGGATGGCGCGGACCATCGGGCCGTTGAAGAGGATTGGGCGCTCTTTCATGCCTCACCTCCGCCGATGGTCTTGATGCTCAACTTCTCGCGCACCGACCAGGCGGGCACGTCCGCGCGCGGGCCGCGGCGGTTCGGGATGTACTGCTTGCTCAGGCCCGGGCTGGCGAACACGTTGCCGCGGTACGCTGGCGCAGTCGGTTCGCCGGCCAGGGCGGCGCGCGGCTTCTTGCAGTCGAAGTGGCGGCCTGCGAATTCCGTCACCTCGATCTGGCCGGCCGGCGTCTCGCGCAGCCAGTCGAAGTCGAAGGCCTGGCGCAGCTTCTCTTCGCGCCCACCCTTCGGGCCGAAGTCCATCGCGGCGAACAGTTGGTCGCGCGTCATCGCACCGCGCTTGTGGAGCATCGAGGCCGCGGCGTAGATGGTCGCGCTCTTGTTCGGGGTTACTTGAATGACGGGCATTATTTGGCCCTCCCAATTACGTATTTAGCGAGTGAGCAGCCGCCGGCATGCGGCAGGCCCTGAAGTGCGCCGTATGCGACGCAGCGCGGACTCGACAATGCGAAACTAACGCGTGCTAACATTTCAGTTTTGAAAAACTTCCGTCCACGATGAAGCTTCTGGAGCGTTTTGGGGTTGTGATCATGTCCCTCTGGCTGCTTTACGCTTTGCACGAGGGTGTTAATGCCTTGGTGCGAGCGCACAACTGGCAGCCGATGACAATTTCCGACTGGGGAACGTGGGTCGGCTCGGTCGGCACTGTCGCGACTCTGATAGGCACTATCTGGCTTGCGACCGCAACAGAGCGTCAACGGAAGCGAGAGCAGATTGACTTGGCGATAATTGCGGCAGCGTCCATGACCACGTGGATTACGAATCTTCGTAGCGCTATATGGATCGCGAATCAAACCCTTCCGGGTAGCTTGAGTGCGCCAGATGATGCTCGACTGGCTCTCATTGATTGCATTAGCACAATCGACCGGGCTGGCCTCTGGACGAGAGAAGACCTCGTGCCGCTTGTGTACTTGCCTCATCATGCCGCTGCGCGCCTCGCGTCGCTGAGTGTGCAGATCACTTCCGCACTCGCGGTTCTTCGGCGAACTAGCGAGAAGGCCGAGTTGGGCATTGGGGACATCCTGGGCATCAGGAATGTACTCTCGTCTGAGCTGCAGTTTTACGTCACAGAACTCAGCGCCATTCAAGGCGAGTGCCTCGTGTTTTTGAGGGCGCGTGGATTTAAGAGCGATCGACTGTAATTGACCTCTCATAGCTCGGTCTCCGAAAACAGCCGGGGCTGCACGGCGCCGTTCTGGTAGACGGTATCCATGATCGTGGTCGCGACCGGCTCGCTCCCGTCCCATTTGTTCGGCCAGGTCTTCAGGGCGATCAGCTCGCGAATGCGCGCCTCTTCTTCGGCATTGATCATGTCGACCTTCGGCCGGCCGAGTCGGACCGCCGCTTCGTTCACCTCGGCCTGGATCGCAAGCAGCCGCTCGAGCCCCATGAGCCGCGCTTCGAGCGTCAACGGCCCCATGCGCTGCGGGTTCTTGCCGATGCTGCCGTCTTTGAGGCGCTCGGCACCGGACTTGCGCAGGCGGTTGTGCGGCTCGCGCAGCTCTCGCCACAGCACCTTGACGCCCTTCATCGGCGCCAGATAGGTCCAATGCGGGTTCTTGAGGATGGTGTCGAGCGCCGAATCCTCTTGGGCGAGCGGGCATCCGACACAGCCAGTGCGCGCATTGATCTCTTCGGCCTCGTCACCACCGTATGCGTCCGCGATTGCGGCCGTGCTCCAGTCGCCGAATTCCGCGCTCGGCGCCCAATGCTTGAGCCACTCCCACACGTGGCACACACGCCAGTGCAGCAGCGGCGCAAGGGTAGCCAGCCGGCCGCGTAGGCCCTTTGCATTCGGCAGGACCTGCTGATACCAGCCCTGGCCACATTCGGCGCCGTCCTTCCCGCAACTCATCTCAATGCGGCGATCGCGGATCGCGCTCTCGCCCTGGCGCACGCCGGTAATCATCAGGATCTGGCCGTCCAACTGATCGACGTGGCGACGAAGCGCCTCCTCCATCGGTTCGATTTTGATCTGGCCAGTGCACCAGCGAAGCGTGTTGTTGTTCGGCGGCGGCACGCCGCGGCCGAGGATATAGACCATGAAGCGGTCGTCCAGCGGCGCCATCACGACTTCGACTTTGATGCCACGCTCAGCCAACTCATCCATGATCTGGTTCGCCGATGCGGCGAGCGGCAGCAGCTCCTGGCGCGTATCGGCGTAAAAGACGGTCAGTGTCTTTGGGCGCGGGATCTTGCCGGTGTCCAGCAAGTAAATGAGCAGCGTCAGCGTGGCCGAGCTGTCTTTGCCGCCAGACCAGGCCACGCCCCAGTGATCGTGGTCGGCGCCGTAGGCCTGCAGCGACTGGATCGTCAGCTCGATCGATTCCGTCATCTGCAACCGCCGCGCACCGCCAGCGAAAATATCGATCTGATTCACGCGCGTACCTCCATCCTGGCCGGCCCGGCGCCGAACAGCGCAGCAACCATCGGATCACGAGCAACCGGCGCGCGGCTCACGCGGATTGCGTAGTGCGTGTCGTCGGCCAGGATGTGGAAGTGGCGACCAGGTTCTGCCGCCGCGATGCGCGCAGGCGTCATCGAGATACCAGTCGGGCGCGCCGGCGCGGTGGCCGCGAGGCGCTTGAGGAACGCCCCGGTCTGGCTCGAGGACATCGTCAGGCGCACGGTGATGTGGCCGCGATCCCAGGATGCCTCGACCTGGCCGCGCAGGTCCGCGAGGTACTTGCGCACGCCCGACGGGCCCAAGCCCAACATCGGGCCGATCTCGTCGCGCATCAGGTAGCCCTCCTCCTGCAGCGCGGTGATCAGCTTGCGGATCTTCTCCATGCGCTCGGCGGTGCGGCCGGGGGTTACATAGCGGGAGCGGGTCATTGCATCACCTGGAACATGTCAATTGTGAAGGCGTCGCGCACCACGAGCGGCGGCGCGCTGTCGAGGATCGCTTTGATGCTCTGGTCGCCATCGCCGCCGTACGGCAGGTCGGATTCCTTCCAACCGGCCGGCAGCTGGTCGGCGGCCGCGATCTCCTGCGCCCAGTCCGCATCCAGGCCGGAGTCGCGGGCCGCGTCGATCGCGTAGCTGTCCGCGACCTGCAGCGCATCGAATTCACTCTCGGCGACTACGACGAACTCGATCTGCGCGGTTACCTTAAAGACTTTCATGCGGCACCGCCGATCTGTGCGCGGGCTACCGCGACCAGGCGCTCGTCGGCGCGCGTCAGCGCATCGAGCAGCAGTCGCTTTTCTTCCAGGTAGACGACCGCGAACTTCGGGTCGTGCTGGACGATGGATGAGGTGTTGCTGATCAGGTCCGCCACCTTGATGGTCTGCACCCAGGCCGGCGCTCCGGCAAGGCGCGCACGGGACTGCGCCTTACGCTCAGCGCGGTTGCCCTCCTCCATGTCGGACAGCAGGATTACGGCGCCGGCAACGTTCGTGCCGAAGCGCGCCAGGAGCTCATCGATGCCGATTTTCTGATCCTCGACGCAGTCGTGCAGCCAGCAGGTGGCCATGAACTCGTCAGGGTGCGGCCACGGCAGATGCCAGCCGACGGACATCGCAATGCCGGTAACTTCGGCCAGGTGGTCGGCGTAGGGGTTGCCGGTGTACTTGCGGACTTGAGTGGCATGCACGCGGCGCGCAAACTGCATGGCTTCGTAGGCGATCATGCCGCACCACCAATCACGGCGTGCGCGGCCGCATTCAGGTCATCATTGGTCACGACGTGGCGGCGGACCTCCGTGACGTAGACGACGTCGCCCACGGCCGGCTTGTGGGCCTGGCGCAGGATCACCGCGGTGAGCGGCGCGTTGTCGATGGCCGGCAGCTTGGTCGACCAAGCCTGCGCGATCACCGAATCGGTGACGACTTCGAGCCTGGCGGCCTGGATGCCTTGCATGGTCTTGCAGTGGTGCGCGAGGCGAGCCGCGAACTCGGGCGAAGACTGATCTTCACCGGCGTGCGCCGCCGGCATGGATTTTTCTGCTAACATTCGTTCCTCCAAAAGTTTTACCGTTGTTTCAAGAAGCCCAGTTCCCGCTGGGCTTTTTGTCATGCCCGCTGCTTCAGCCCTTCCTTGATGCGCTTCCAGCTGTCGAGCGGCATCACGTGGTGCGGCATCAGATCCAGATTTCCGGTCGGGCCGATGTCGGCCGCGCGCTCGGGCTCTTCCAGCGACCATTTGCCTTTGCTGCTCCTGGCGCCGATCTGCCGTAGTGCCGGCGTAATCTCCGAGCCGCGGCCGATCCCGTTCCACATGCACCAGTCCTCACCAATGATTTCTGCGATATGGATCGAGTCGAGGGGCGCGCTTGCCGCGAGCAGCACTTTTCGCACCTTCTCGTTTCGCTCAGCAGCGGTCGGCTTGGCCGGCTTCGTTGCTTGATTCAAGTGACCTCCTTTCATGACGGCGCGCAGAGTTGCGGACTGGCGCCGAGATATCGTGTTATTGGTGGGGCGCGGGCTGCTCGGCCACCAGGTCGCGGATCTGCTTGATCGGCCAGTCCGTGCACTCGTGGATCCGGATCAGCATCGTTGGCCCCACCACCCCGGCGCCGCGCAACTTGCTGATCACCGGCGGGTCGACTTCCATGATTCGCGACAGCTCCGCGTCGTTTTTTGCGTTGAGGCGCGCGCGCAGCTTGTCGACCAGACTTGAACCGCTCATCTCTTTCTTCTCCCTGTTGGTGTTGGTGGCGACGCGCCCCGCCGCCTGGGTCTTACCTACTTCGAAGCTGATTCGCTTGCGCGGGCCACGGCCTGGCGGGCAGCAACGGTCGCCATCGCATCGCGCGCCGCGTTTTCGCAGGCCTGCGCGGCCTCGACTAGTTCCTTATGCGCGCCCAGCAATTCGGAGTCAGATGCATCAGGGCCCAGGCCGACCAGGGCCAGCTGCGCCTCGCCGGCTTCCTTCATGACGGCGCGCAGGTGGGTCGAGACATCCATGCTCGGCACCGGCGCGCAGTCCGCGGCGCGCGCGGAGATACCCATCGGGCACAGCATCTGGTTCAGGGCGCGCAGCTGCACATCGGACGGGAGCGCGGACAGGATCGACGGGATCATGTTGGCTGGCAGGTTGCCTTCGTCCAGCCAGCGGAAGATCTTCTGCGCCGACTTGCGGGCCCGGGCGAAGGTGTCGCTGCCCTCGTAGTCAAAGGACAGCTCAGTCGCCAGGTCGGCGCCGCTCGCCTTGTGCTTCTCGACGATGGCGATCGCCACAGCCTCACGGCTCATGCGGCCAGCAGTGCGCCATGCCTCGATCTCAGCGCGGAGGATCGCGACGGGAGAGTGAAATTGAGGCTCATGTTTCATGACTGTTTCCTTTTTATAACTTAATCTGGCAACACTGAATTTCGACAACATTCGAGGCCCAACAAATGCCCGCTACCCAAGCTTTCGTACTGATGAACCTTGATCTGATCGCTGCGCCGCTCCAGGTGGGCGGCGCCGCGGTCACGATCTACTGCGGCGCTCGCCGGGCGAGTCAACTGCTAGGTGACTTAGCGACGCCTCTGCCTGCACTTGATGTTGAGTCGCATCCCTTGGCGTCAGCTTCGAGCGACCGCGAGCGGACATACCCCCAGTCGACGCGATCGTTCATGTCCTCGCAGAGCGCAGCGCCTCCCGAGAGCTTTTCGATCTCAGGACATTTTTCGGCCGGCACCATCCCGCGCTTGATCCACTCGTAGACCGATACAGGGCTGATGCCGAAATGGGATGCAACGGCCGCCACCCCGCCGGCCCGCTCCATCGCTTCTTTGATGTGAGTGCTCATGGCTAACAGTATCAGGTTAAACCTAATAACAAGTCAAGGTTAAACCTAAATTATTTTTGTTAGGCTTAGCCTTATGAAATTTTCCGAAATACTAAGAAAAAGACGCCGCGAGCTCGGACTTACCCAGCAGAACATTGCCGACATTTGGGGCATCAAGTCCGTTAATGTGTCGGCGTGGGAGAATGGCAAAGGGATGCCGGAGGCGACGAGATTGCCAGCCCTCGCCAAGCGCTTGCGCATATCTCTTTCCGAGTTGATGGGTGAAACCCCACCGCCTACTGACGCGCATCGACCGGACTCAAATGACGGATCTGCTGACGAGGTGGAGGATGCGCCCGAAATTCTAGGAACGCCTCGTCTAATTCCAGTTGTTGGGCGCGTCCAGGCCGGTCCTGATGGACTCCTGCACGTAGATGACTCACCCTCCGATAACCTCGATGGCTACATGGCCTGGTACACCTCATGCGTTGAGGCGTACGCCCTGCGGGTCCGTGGCGAGAGCATGAGCCCGCGCTACCTGCCGGGTGAATTCGTCGGCGTGGATCCGTGCGCGGAAGTGCTGCCCAGCGACGAGGTGATCGTTCTGATGCATGACGGCCGGCGCATGATCAAGCGACTGCTGTGGGTGCGGGACAAGCAGGCCTGCTTTGAATCGGTGAACAAGGACTTCCCGAACATCGTGATCGACTGCGAGGACATCCTGAAGATGCACCTGGTTCTCGGCCACATCCCGAAAGCGGCGTTCCGGCCGAGCGTATGACGACACTCAGCAATACCGCGCTCGACTTTAAGTTCGTTCGACGGGTCCGGCTGCGACTGCGTGCCGGCATCTCGGGCTTCGAAACCGAACCAGCCATGGATGGTGGTGATGTAGTTGCGGTGCCGGCTGCCGAGGTTTCGCAGCTGAAGGTTGACCCGGCCGCGCTGCTTGCGCTGCAGGTCCGCGACCAAGGCATGGAGCCAATGTTGTTCGAGGACGACTGGGCCGTGATCGACACCAGCGACACGCAACTCCGAAGCGGCGAGGTGTACGCAGTGAACTGGAACGGCGAGGCCTGCCTTCAGCAGCTCGTGCAGCGCGGTGGACAGTGGTATCTCAACTATCTCAATCCGGCCTTCAGGCCGATCAACGTGCGCAGCGGCAAGATGAGTGTCGTCGGGCGCATGGTGTACCAGCCCGGCCGGATTGTCACCGGAAGACTTTGAGGCGCTACGGCACGCCTGGATGCCGCCAACAAACCATACCAATATGCGGACAGCACTCGCCATTACCCTGATCGCTGCGACGGTCGCGGCGCACGCGGCACCGAAAGCAAAGCCCGTACAGCCTGCGAAACCAGACCCCATCGCGCTGGCCCACGAGCGCGTGAAGGACATCCTGAAGGATCCGGAGTCCGCGCGCTTCCGCAGCGAGTTCGTCGCACGCGACGGCGCCGTGTGCGGCTTCGTGAACGCCAAGAACAGCTACGGCGGCTACGGCGGCTTCAAGCGCTACATCGTCGAGTCCGACCGCGTGATGCTGGACAACGGTGACGACGAGTCATGGAAGATGGATTCGCATTGGATCGACGTATGTTCGGAATTTGAGTCCGCAGCCAAATAGATTTGCTGGAATAGCACAACCATGAACTGTGGTCGAGGCTGGACGTTCACCCTTGGGTGTGCGGCAGATTCGAGGCCAGCCTAGTTCCGCCCCATTGTCGACATGTCAAACATACCAAACGACACTCTACAGCGTATACGCGAGCAGAGAACAACTTACACGCGCAACAGACGGAAGGCATTTCTGCACGCGAAGCGGCGTATTGAGCACAACGCGGTCGGTGAATACAGCTGGAAAGATCAGCGGTTAGTCGTGCCCGTGCCACCTGAACTAGACCTGACAGCAAATCGCAATGCGACGCTTGAACTTGCAGCGGCCTGCCGAATGAACTGTCTCGTCGCTCGAAAGCCAACAGTGCTTGACTTCAGCGACACCAAGCTCATTTCCTCTGCCGCTATTCTGTACTTGGTGGCAGAAATTGACAGGTGCCGCAAAGTTTCTGGGGTAAGAATGCTATCGGGAACATACCCACGTGACAGACGCCTCCATCGCCAAATGCGCGATAGCGGATTCTTCGATGCCCTTGGCGTGAAGGCTTCTTTAGATGTTGCACCTAAGGTCTTCCCGCTGGAGTACATAAAGGTACAAAGCGGGACGCAAGCTGACGGCCGATTGGCAGTAGAGCTTCGCCGGGCCCTCTTTGGTCCGCACGAAGAGCAGCTCCCTAAAGATAAAAAGGGGTCATTCTTCCGAGGCCTGACGGAAGCTATGACCAACGTCTCTCAGCATGCATATCCGGAAGACTGGGATGTAGGAGCAATCAAGGTCATCAAAAAAGGTTGGTGGATGCTTGGGCACATCAACAAGCTCAGGAAAGAACTGAAGATCATGATCGTCGACCAAGGAATTGGAATCCCACGCAGCCTCCCACGCACGCACAAGGACGTGATCCCCATGCTGCTGGCCGCGCTGAAGCTCGACGCCAGTGACGGGGCAATGATTCATGCTGCCATGGAGGTTGGCAGATCTCGAATGGGCCAGACTCATCGCGGGAAAGGTTTGAACGACTTAAAGCAGATCATTGACCTATGCCAAGCTGGCACCTTACGAATTTTGAGCAAAAAGGGGGAGTACGTGTATCGTGTCCGTAACGGCAAATCTGTTTCGCTTGCTCAAGGTCACGATTTGGCGCTGAATGGTACACTCGTAGAGTGGACAATTCCACTCGATGCAATATTGCCGTTCTTAACTTTAGACGAGAGCGGGACTGAGGAAAAATGAAAGTGATACACATCGCGAAAGAGTTTTCGCCATATCCTGTCGGGCGCTTCCACGACGATGGGCCCGACAGCGGCCAGAGGTTTAGAGAGCAATTTTTGGAGCCGCCGCTTGCGGCTGGCGAGAATCTAAAGGTTGACCTTAGTGGAACAGAGGGCTTCGGGTCCTCGTTCCTCGACGAGTCATTCGGCGGGGTCGTCCGCAAGTTCAACTTTACCGAAGAAGACGTTCGGAAAAGATTACTCCTAGTTGCAGACGATGACCCCGTCGATCAAAGCTACCTGCAAGAAACCCTGGGATACATTGCTGATGCCTGCCGCGACAACAAGCGCCGCTAGCGGAATCGACTGGTGGGAAGTTGCGAAGGTCACTATTCAAGTGTTGGGTTACATCATCACTTGGACTTTTGTCTTCAAAGGATGGAAGGAGTCTCGAAGGCAGAATGGAGAGCGCGACGAGCGCAAGGAACTGCGCGACCAAATCAATGGAGTCGCCTCCACTTTGCGAAACGTAGAGTCGGACATTGTGTCTTATCTTACGTCAGCTGAAGGAGCCACGTCCGCGAGCTACTGGACAGTATTTTTCGGGGTAAAACAAGTGAACGCCTCCGTAGTTGCGTGCGCCCCTTTCAACACTCCGGAGATTCAGCGAAGCCTGGTTGCGTACCGCCAGGCTGTTACTGACAAGGCCGCTGCTGGCCCTACTGCGGCAATCCCGAGCGGAGACAAGCTAAACTCGGCCCTCCGCGGGGTAAGCTCCGCAGGCGTTAGCTTAGTCATGGCCCTCGAAAACCGGTACCGCCAAATTTACCCCTTCAAGGCAGTTGAATAAAAGTTGTATTCAAAGAAGCCCGCCCCGAGCGGGCTTTTTTACGCCCAAGGCGCTGACTTGCGCGTGCGGTATCGCTGGGCCCGGCCTACCTCGATCGGCGCTTCCTCGGCTTGCGTGCGCCACGCGGCGCCTTCATGTCGAACTTCGGTAGCCAGCGCTCAAACGTCGTGAGCATCGACCCAGCTGGCGCATACCAGGTCTTCCGCTCCCCATCCCACCTGGCGCCCAGGCGGCGAGCCTCGTCTTTTTCCGCGTACGGCACATTCAGTTTGGTCATCGCCTCCAGCCTTCCTGCGCCCTCGCGCGTATTAGATAACTCATGCTCAGAATTTAGATAACGCATCTGTTACCTAATCAATCACGCATCTACTGCCTCCGCTTCGCTGCGCGCTTCGCTTGCTGCCGCATTACTTCGTAATGCTGGCAAGCTTGCGCTTGCCGGTTTTTATTTCCTGCTTGTTAGCTTTTCTTTTTCTCTAGCCCCCAGCCCCAAACAGTACCTAATACGCGTGCGAACGCGAGCGCGTGCGTGGTCGCTTCCTTCAGGTGTTAGCTCGACAAGCGCGTGAGCGCCCGAGGCACCATCCGACAGACTTTCGGGTACAGGGCTCTCTCTTCGCCACCCTGTGTGAGTCTCACCCTTGCCCCCCCGTTTCTTTCACCAGGTCGCAGTCTCACCTATCCCCCTACCCCTGTGTGTTTTCTGCAGGTAGAGCGGTCAACCGAACTCGGCTGACAACGCATCATAACCCAACTTAGGCTAAACCTGAAAATAAATTTAGGTTTAGCCTTGCATTGATTAAGGTTATGCCTAATAATGATCTCAACGCAGCGAACTCAACCAGGAGCCAGCGATGCCGCAGACCAGCAAGCCCGACCGACAAGTGGTGCGTAGCTGGATGCTCCAGCGGCAGGAAGAGAACAGGCCGCCGCCGAGCCTGGAAGAAATTCGGCGCCAGTTGGGCTGGCACTTGGTTGAGGCAGGGCGCGCGAACACGGAACGGAGCAAACGATGAGCTTGGACCACGGAATCTTGAACACGCCACTGAGCAAGCGCGGCGACATCGACGCCCAGCTGGACCGCTACAAGCGCGAACAGACCGCTATAGCGATGGGCGATCGAAAAGCGAAGGCCGCCAGGTTGCGCGAATTGAAGGCAGAGGCAAAGCAGGCGCTGGCCGACATCAAGGCCGCGCCGGGCCTGCTCGATGCGAAGGCCGCAAAGCTGCGCGTGCCGAAGGCGAAGCTGGTCGCCCAGCTGACCGACTGGGCCAAGTGGCAACCGGCCGAGCTGATCCTGGCGCGCAAGCAGTGGATCGAACAAGGGAAATGAAGTGCAGGAGCAAACGATGAGCAACACCACCACCCGCCAATACACCCGAGACGACGTGATCGTCTACAGCCTGATGAGCTTCTGCGCTGGCTGCCTGGTTGTGGCATTGGCGGTTTCTTTCTGAGGAGTCTGAGCATGAACAAGAAACAGCTGCGCGACGCCTTTTCTGATGCCTTCGAGTTCGCAAACGAGAGGGATGTTGACTATGTCAGCCGCGGCTACGAGTTCGGCCGCCAATGGGCTCGCATGGATGCCTTTTTGTGCTCACTCGCAGCATCGATGGGCAAAGCCGACCCGGCCCTCGAGGTGCAGATCGGCGACTTCCGGAAGATCGTCATGCGCAACGAAAACCCGCTGCTCGACGCGGCCGACAGCAACAAGGAAAAGCCGGAATGAACATGATCCCGAAGCCCTGGTCCGAGGAATACCTCCGCGAGTGCGTAGCTGACGAAATCACCCTCGCCTTCCTACACCCGCTGTTCCGCCGCCGCTACACCGCGCCGGCCGCGTGGGCCCGCGAGGCGCCGATCCTGCCCGCCGCACGCAAGGGCGCTGGCCTCATGAGCGCTGGCATGTCCCGGCTGACCTTCTCCGGGCCGCAGCCGTCCGCTCCGCCTTGCTGGCGGCGCAGCTGGGATGCGGCTGGCCCGCTGGGCTACCTGCTGGGCCTGACGGTCACTCATGACCCGGAAGAAGGCACGGTATCGGCCGGCGCCGGCAACCGTCGACGCAACGTGACGGAGCGCTACCAGGATCACCCGGATCAGGATGCGGCGACCTTCGCGGCCATCGTGCGCGCCGCGATCCAGGAGCTCGAAGCCCGCGCCGGATGCTGAAGTTCCTTTTAATGCTCATCGCGGCATGCCGCTATCGCTGTCTCTACTGGCTCATGCCAGCCCCGTATGCCGACGGGAGGCAAGACTCAGCGCGCGGTGCCGCAAGGCCGGAACAACTCGAGTACGGCTAGTAGATGCGCTTGTTGGGCGGCATCCCGGCAAGCGCGAAACAGGATCATCACAAGCCCCGCACGACGGGGCTTTGGCACTGAAGCGGTACCCGACAACCACCTGGAGAACATGATGCTGCGCTTCCCCTTGCTGCACCGTATCGAATGGACCGACCGCCACCCCGGCCTGATGTTCGCCGCCATGGGTGCGTTGCTGCTGCTGAATGCGGCGATGGAGCGTGCGCTGTGACCCGCGTGACCGAGCGAGAGCTCCTCGCGGCGAAGGTCAAGCTGGCCGGCCTGATGGCCCTGGGCGTGATCTCGATGATTGTCCTGGCGATTACCGGGGTGCCGACGTGATCCGCTCGATCGGCTGGACCGTGGTGTTCGTTTTCGCCTTCCTGATCCTGGTGGCCGAAGTGCAGCGCGTAGACGATGCGCCGGCCGTCGAAGTCTCGCAGTAGCGCCGAGCGCCCCCAACCAAAACAAGGAATCCAAGAGATGTGGTTCAAGAATCTGTCGATTTACCGCCTGCCGGCGCCGTACCTGATGATCGCCGACCAGTTGGCGGCCCTGCTCGAGCCGCAGCGCTTCTCGCCGGCGTCGAGCAACGAGCTGATGCGCCAGGGCTGGGAGCCGCCGCGCGGTGCCGGCATGCCGCTGGTGCACGCCGTGGCCGGCCAGTTCCTGCTCAAGCTGGCGACCGAGAAGAAGATCCTGCCGGCGAAGGCGGTGGCTCAGCGCGCGAACTCCATGGCCGACGAGCTCGAGAAGCAGCAAGGCTTCCGCCCAGGCAAGAAGGCGATGAAGGAGCTGAAGGAGCGCGCGCTCGACGAGCTGCTGCCGCGCGCCTTGTCAGTCCGCTCCAGCATCTGGGCATGGATCGATCCGAAGAACGGGTGGCTGGTCATCGACACGTCGAGCCCGAGCCGCGCCGACGACGTCATCAAGCTGCTGCTCAAAGCGGTCGACCGCATGCCGCTCGAATCGCTGCGCGTTCAGAGCTCGCCGGTGGCGATGATGACGGCCTGGCTGGACAGCGACGAGGCGCCGGCCGGCTTCACGGTCGACCAGAATGCCACGCTGCGCGCCACCGGCGAGAGCAAGGCCGAGGTCGGCTACAAACGTCACAGCCTGGACCCCGAGGATATGCGCCGCCACATCGCGGGCGGCAAGCAGTGCACCCGCCTGGCCATGACCTGGAACAGCCGCATCTCCTTCGTGCTGACCGAGCAGCTGGCGATCAAGAGCATCAAGCCGCTGGACGTGATCAAGGAAGGCCAGGCCGTCACCTACAACGACGACGAGCGCTTCGACAACGACATCATGCTGATGACGGGCGAGCTGGCCAAGATGCTGGCCGACTTGGTCGAAGCCCTGGGCGGCGAGGCAAAAGCATGAAGCGCCGCCGTAGCTATGCCGCCGCCGTCGCCTATGGCGGCGCGTCGACCCGGGCGCAGCGCCGCGCGCTCGATGACCTCGACGACCAGTACCACGCGCAGTTGGCTGCGGCAAAGCGCGCGGCAGCCGCGGCGAACGAGCCGGCGCCAGCCCAAGAACAACGCGAACCCCAAGGAGATCAGAACCATGACTGAACAGAACCGCCGCATCAAAGAAGTGCGCGCGCCCGGCGAGTTGGACTGGAGCGAAGAGAGCAGGACGGCCGCCCCTGCATCGGCAGATAACCCGAGCACGGCGGGTGCCGCCCCTACGCTCTGGCGCTGGAAATGGGTGGACTCGCGCGGACAGGGCAACCCGTGGCGCTACATGGACCAAGCGCCACCGAACAACGCAGATCGTGTCATCGAATCGTTCGTCGCCGCTCCAGTGGCGCAGAGCACGGCGGGTGCCGCGGACCCGGTCGTGATGGAGTGCGTCAAAGCCGTGTCGATAGGCTACGGGGAGCGAGGATACGACGGCGAAACCCTGTACTGCATCGACTGCCAAACCAGCTGGGCGGACGGCGATGCGCACACCGGCGACTGCTTGGTAGTGCGCGCCCGCGCCTACCTCGCCGCTCCAGCACTCAATCCATCCGAGGTGCGGGACCATGCGCTGGAAGAAGCGGCGCAGGCTTGCGAAAACGAGCGCGTTGAGGATACAGGCAATCGCATAGACATCGCCTACAACAACGCGATCACGCACAGTGCATTCGCTATCCGCGCCCTGCGCACCGCCAGCAAGGGCGATCAGGCCGCCACTGATGGGGCGAGCCGTGCGACTTGATGTGGTGCCAATTTCGCTGGATGAGGCAAACGCATTCGTGCAGGCGCGTCATCGCCACCATCAGCCCGTAGTCGGCCACAAATTCAGCATCGCCGTGGCCGAGGGTGAGAAAGTGCGCGGCGTGGCCATCGTCGGCCGCCCAGTCGCGCGCGGCAACGATGACGGCTGGACGCTAGAGGTTAGTCGCTGCTGTACGGATGGCGCCCCGAACGCATGTTCGATGCTGTATGGCGCGGCGTGGCGCGCGGCCAGCGCATTGGGCTACCGACGCCTGATTACCTACACGCTGCCGTCCGAAGGCGGAGCAAGCCTGCGCGGTGCAGGATGGAAACTTCTAGGGCAGCGCGGCGGCGGCAACTGGAACACTCCAGCACGTCCACGGATCGATACTGACGCCGCTTTGCGTGGCCAGAAATTACTTTGGGAGCAAACAGCATGAACACCACCAATACCCCAGCCATCGCCCCGCTATCAGCGGAAGAACTGGACAAGGTTTATGTCGAATGCCGCGAATGCGCGCGGTGCGGGCATATCGGCATTAACGACAGCAGCGATACGCAGGCCGCGTGCCATAACTGCGAATGGACTGGCGCGACACCCGCAGAGGATCACTGCCCTGGATGCGCGGAGACTAATTGCATGGCGGCGGCTTGCCCAAAATGCGGGTGGTGCTACGCGTTACTCGCCGAAGCTGACATCGCTCAGGCTCGCCTCGCTGCGCAGCCAGTAGTGACGAGCAACCACGACATCGCCGACCGGCTTTCACTGTGGCTGTCGTCGTCGCTCGATGACCATCTGCGCCAAGACGAATACCGCAAGCACATTCGCGCTTGGTTGGAGTACGGCAATAATGGTGCCGCTCTCGCTGCGCCTGTAGCTGCACAGGCGGATACCACCGAGCAAGACGAGTGGCGCGTTGGCGAGTTCTGGTCGTCGGCTAACCCCGGCATGAGGGTGCTGATGCTGGCGCGCGGCATCGACATCGAGAATTTCGGGCAGCACAAGGATTTCATTCGATGGGTTGGACGCTCCAGCGCCGATGCCGACGCCACCAGCGCGGGCGAGGCGGATACCACGGCAAGCGTAAGCGATGCGCAAGCACAGCCAGCAGCAGCGCCAGCCGGCTTCGAAGCCGCGATAGGCGAGTGGATGGCGGCGCGCGACTACTGGCAGAGCGATGACCACGAGCGCGTCAAGCAGACATGGGCCGCCGTGCTCAAGTTCGTCCCGCTGGTCGCCGCAGCAGCGCCAGTATCGCAGGCAGTCGAGCAGCCAGCAGATGATGCGGAGGATGCGGCGCGGCTCGACTTCCTCGACACGAACGTGCACCGGTTCCGTATGGGCTGGGAAATCGGCGCGGCGCCGGTCGGCAACCTGTCGGTGCGCTCGATCATCATGGGTGGCAAGCCAATCCGCGAAGCCATCGACGCCGCTATGTCGGCCACCAAGCAGGAGGACGCATGATGTCGACCCAACCCCGCCCTGACAAGGGCGCCGAAGTCGAGTTGCTGCCGTGCCCGTTTTGCGGCGGCGCGGCCCGCATCGAAAGCAATCGAGACTGGCACCGGATCTTCGCTGCCCACGATGATGAGTGCGTTTTCGACGCTGACGACCATGCCTTGATGTACCCGGCACAGCCTGGCTACCTGATCCAGATTGCCGAGGACTGGAACCGCCGCTCCATGCCCGAAGCTGTAGCGGAAGAACTGCCGCCGCGTCTCACGAATGGCCAGATCGAAGCGCTGTGGGCAAAGCATGCCGATACCGCCAAGCCGGGCGAACGCCGCATCGCATTCGGCCGGGCCGTCGAACAGGCCGTCATCGCATCCCAGGCGCGCGCCAGCGTTCCCGCAGCGGGAGCCGTACAGCAGCCAACAGCGGCGGGCGATGTAACGAATGCCAGAATCGTCGAAGTCCTCGCTTCGATGGGCGTCGATTCTGAGCCGAGCAAATACGGGTTCGAGGAATTGCAAGTGCGAACCACCGTATCGACCATTCGTAAAGTTGTCGAGAAATTTCTCGCCGCTCCTGCTCCTGGCAATACCGCGCAGCCGGCCGACGATGGGCGCAAATGGATCGTGCTCGGCGGCAGGCGCATGGGCCGCACGTACCTGGCAAAGCTGGAGCGGGAGGCGGCGCGGTATCGATGGCTGCGTGACAAGAGCGAGCCGGGAGTCTGCGCCTTCTACCTGTCGGTCGGCCAGGCCTTCAAAGACGTCAAGTTCGCGCGTGAAACCGTGGATGATGCCATCGATGCCCAGATCGCCACCATGCAATCCGCCAAGGGCGCCAAGGAAAGCGCGGAAGGGAGCGGATCGTGAGCTACTGCCGATTCAGCAGCGACAACTTCAGTTGCGACGTCTACGTGTACGAGGCGTGCGGTGGCGGCTTTGTCACGCATGTCGCTGGCAACCGCGTCGTCGGCGACGTGCCGGAGATCCCTCGCTTTACAGGCGACAACAAAGACGAATGGCTTAAGGCCTACCGCGCGCAGCGGACCTTTATGGCCACCGCCGAGCATAAGCCGATCGACCTGCCGCACGCTGGCAAGTCGTTCTCGGACGACGCCGCCGGGGAATGCGCGGATCGGCTGGAAGCGCTACGCGCACTGGGCTATACAGTGCCTCAGCGTGCAATCGACGCGCTGCGGGCGGAGGCATCTCCCCATGCTCTGGATGACGACAAGAAGGGAGGCGCGAAGTGAGCGACTGTAATCACACTATCACCCAGGGGCGACCGGGCGAGACGGGCTCCTGGTGTCGCGCCTGCGGGGTCAAAGTGTACGCCGTGGACGAGCGCGAATGTCGGGACTGTGGCCAGTATAAACGGGTGGTCGGCGGCTCAATTTGCAGCCGCCACCAGATGGCCGTGACGTCAAACATGAACGTCACTTACCGCATCGCGGAGGGATCGTGTTTTGAAGCGAAGACGTCGCAATGAGTCTCCTCGCCTTTGCACAGATCACATGGTGGATGTGGCTGCATCTGTGGCAGCCGGCGCCGAGCAATAATTACCAGAAGGGAAACAACGAATGAGCGCAATGTTCGAACTGCCTCTGACCTCGGAAACCCTGGATCCGGACGAGGTCAGCAAGATTGCCGGCTGCAGCCGCATCGGCGATCAGATAGAGTGGCTCAAGAAGAACGGCTGGGTGTTCTTCCAGAACCGCGCCGGCGCACCGGTGATCGGCCGCCTCTACGCCAGGCTCAAGCTGGCCGGCATCAACACCGCGTCGATGGCCGCGCCAGAGGCAAGCGGCTGGCGGCTGGATGTATCAAAAGTTCAATAACAGGTAGGCGATGCGACCGAAGACGAGCGGGAAAAAGCTACCGCCGCGCATGATCGCGCGGAAGCGAACGCTGAAATCCGGCGAAGTATGGACCGGCTATTACTACAACGGCCGCGATGAGAGCGGGAGGCGCCAGGAGATTCCGCTCGGCACCGACCTGCAGAAAGCCAAGGTGAAGTGGGCCGAGCTCGAGGGCAAGGAAGTGCCGCCAGATGCCTCGCTGATGAAGTACGCGTTTGACCAGTACGAGCGCGACATATTGCCTAAGAAGAAACCATCAACGCAGCGCGAGAACATGAAAGCACTGAGGCACTTGCGCCCAGCATTTGACAGCGCGCCGATCGAGGCGATCCGACCGCAGGACATCGCGCAGTACCGTGACGCCCGGTCGGCGCCGGTGCGCGCGAACCGCGAGATCGCCCTGCTCTCCCATGTGTTCAACATGGCGCGCGAGTGGGGATTCACGAAGCGGGACAACCCGTGCCGCGGCGTGCGCAAGAACAAAGAGGCGCCGCGCGACTACTACGCCGAGGCTGACGTCTGGGATGCGGTGTACAAGGCCGGCGGTCAGGTGCTGCGTGACGCGATGGACCTGGCCTACCTGTCGGGCCAGCGGCCGGCCGACGTCCTGAAGATGAGCAAGCACGATATCCGGAACGACGAGCTGCACGTCAGGCAGAACAAGACCCAGCACGTGCTGCGGATCCGCCTGCATGTCGATGGCCAGCCGACGGAACTGGGCGCGTGCGTTGATCGGCTCTTGGCTCGCCCACTGCAGTCGATGAGCGGAGAGCTGGTGTGCGCCGAGCGCGGACAGCCGCTCACGCAGAAGATGCTGCGCGACCGCTTCGAAGCGGCCCGAAAGGAAGCGGCGACGGCAGCCGAGAAGGCCAGGAAGACGGACCTGGAGAAACGGATCAAAGCGTTCCAGTTCCGCGACATTCGCCCGAAAGCTGCCAGCGAAATGGCCAGCCTGGCGGACGCAAGCAGCCTGCTTGGTCACACCGACACGCAGATTACAAAGCGAGTTTATCGCCGTGCTGGCGAAGTCGTAAAGCCGACAAAGTGA